TCTAAGTATAGCAATGAAATAGACATACCACGACCTGTATTTTCTGTCGTGGTTGCTGACACGATTCTAGAACCATTCTCAAAATCGAGGGACCCTTTATTATAAGTAGTCACGCCTGCCTTAATATGATCGGGACAGTTTTCATATGCATAGCGAATACGCTGCATAATTTCCTGTGCGCCGGTGTACTTATGTGCCGCAATAAGAATTGTACTGTCTGGTACAAACATAGCATACCACAATAGATATCCAGCTGCACTTGTTGACTTACCACTCTGTCGTGGCATCAATGAAATAGAATATCTATAATTGTGATATGTGTGAATTAACTTTTTTTGATAATCCCATGGGTGATACAACATACTGCCCTTAGTAGGATGTTGAATATAAAAGAAGTTATCCATAAAATATAGATAACCGGTATCAGGATCACAACACTTGATAAAGTCCTGTAGTTCTTTATCCGTCTTAAAGACAGTTTTGGTGTATGGATCCTTAACTAAGGAAGGTGCGTTACTCATAGTGAGTATTTATTTGGGCATTAACCTATTAAGTTAATTCTTGCCAACCTAGTTCAGCCAACACATCAGCGTTGTTTGCGGTAGCGGCAATCGCTAATGTAACAACATCACTGACGCCGGCTAAAGTTCTACCTAACTGAAACTGAAAATAATCCACAGCACTGAGTTGTGCAAGTTCTCTGCTGGCAGCGTAGCCTGACTGAATTTCTATTCCACCTGATATAGCAGTAGCCGCTAAGTCAATGTCTACCGTGCCAGTGGGGCTAGTAGAAGCAAAAGTAGCACCAGTCAGTGTTGGATTCTGTAACAATACCCAACGATAGTAGTTTACACTAGGACTCAGTACGTCAATCTGTCGGGGAAATACTATACTGTCCAATCTGCTGGAGTTTAATTTAATGCTAACAATAGGATAATAAGTGTTGGCGTTGGACAGACGTTTTGCTGTAGTACCTGTACCAGCGCTTTGAGTAGTACCAAAACTATTATAACCACCTTCACTAATAACAGTGCTACAAATTTGTGTCATTTGACTAGCACCGGCAGTTGCACCCGTGTTAGTAATCTCATAACGAATCGGCAATGTAGCCGTAGTCATATACACTTTGGTATTGCCAGTTTGATTAGCGTGTTGGAATGTGTGGCATATAATATACTGCCCGTTAATGATAAATCCCACACGTACATTACCTACACCCAACCACTCAACATCAGCGTAATAAATCTGTGTGCGATTTGGATATAATGTAATACCTGATGGATTGTTAGCACCACCTGCACCGTTCAATCTATCACCATTCCAAGCATCTTGTCTTACTCTTTCTTCTACACCAGTAGATGCTGAACGAATGACCATATAGTTATATGTGCCATCGTTTTCAAAGAATACACCATCATTAGCACCAAACAATCCCACACGCTGGCGTAGATTTGTTTTTGGTGTATTCATACAGAATGTAAGCAATGTTAGTTGGCTCTTACCTGGCTGATAAGGAAATACTTTCATTGTTTCTCTTATCACACTATCGTTCACAGATGACCCCACATTGAGTTGAAAACTACTTTGGTTAGCTACATAAACAACATTTGCTATACCATTGATAGCACTACTAAACTGTTGATGGTCGTAATAACGACTGTTGGTATCAAATAGTGTATAGGGATTGCTTACACGCAAACGACCAAATGCGTCACTTGTTGCTCCGCTAAATCCTGAAATAATAACATTGGCATTACTGTCTAATGTTGCGTTGACATTACCTGACACTACCCAAGGACTAGTACCTTGCTGCACTGTTACATTACCACCAGTGATGTTAGCGTTGACATTGGGCATCGTGCCTATATTGACATTACCTGTAACACCAACATTACCACTTACTGGTAGAGTATTACCTGTTAGAACAACATTACCTAAACTTGTTACACCTACATTTCCTGACACACTGGCATTAACATTAGGCATAGTGCCGATATTAACATTACCTGTCACACCGACATTGCCGTCAATAGTAAGACTACCGCCACCATCTACTACCGTAACATTACCTGTGATACCCGCAATATTTCCTGTAATACTACTAACTGCTACAGTACCTGTTACTATGGCATTGACATTACCACCTGATATAGTAACATTGCTGTTGCCGTCTATACTGACCGGCATCCAAGGAACTGTTAATTCACCACTTGTTCCAATTTGTGAAACATGTGAGTCAACATTCCCAGGAATGTTGACGTTTCCATCAATAACAATATTGCCAGTAAACCCGGTTCTAACATACACATTACCTGAGGCTTCATCTAAGGCTAGTGCCTGGTTGATGTTTCGTAAGTACCAGGGACTTACATTGCTGGGATTTGGTTCCATTTAACTCTCACCTTGTTATGAGAGTATTTATCGTTTATTTAATATCTAATGGTCTTGCTTTAGTAGCAACAATACAGAAATATTTTTCTTTGACAGGAACGGGTTGACCGTCTTGACCCTGCATGTTTAAATCAAATTCTAAATTATTAAACTGATTAATATCAAACCCGGTGCGCTGCAACAATGCTGCTAATTGCGTAGATCCTAATATGCTGTAATGATTTAAGTTGAACTCATGCTTTCTATCACAATCGGGCTGGGGAACTTCAATATAAATCTTGCCACCTTGTTTAAGAATACGGTTGTATTCCATCAAACTAAAAATAGGATATGGGCTATGTTCTAATGCATGACGCAAGAAAATAAAGTCCACGGATTCATCATAATATCCGTCTTTTTGAGGGATAAAACTTAAGTCATAGGTCTTAACAGTATGACCCTTACTTTGGCATAATTCAATATCACCGGGACTTAGTGTGACTCCGGTCAGATCGGTATATCCACGACTTTTCATTTCGTCTAAGAAATAGCCCGGGCCACAACCTAAATCTAAGATTTTAGAATCTTTAGGTAAATTCAGAGGGTCTATGTAAGTTTGAACTACTTGAGTAGTTAAATCTTTGTGAAATTGACTGTCACCTTCATCGTAAATGTGAGCGGTGTACAACCATTCATTATAAAACTTTAATTTGATTAGGTCCAAAGTCGTGTTTATGTCAATTAAGTTCTTCATTAAAAATCCTATTTTATGAATCTACTTATTCAACACAAGCACGCAATTATTTTTTCTTATAGCCCTTAAATGGTTTTAATGTACTAGTTTTATTAGTTGTGGGGTGTTCTTGACTTCTCAAGTCCCCATTATTCAAGTCTTTAAATTCTGTTCCATTCGCAGCGTATGCCATTTTTAACATGTTGTTTTCTTCAACGGTATATGGAGCTGCTATGTCATATCTGCCGGCCCAACTTTCATGATCCATGTCTGGTACAAATGTGCCATCTGTTGCGGCTGCAGCCATCATAATACGGTTTAATTCATATAACCTATCTGCTAATGTTTCGTCACGGAACTTATGCAGACCTTTAGTAGCATATCTTTGGTAATTTTTCAAATGCCCTGTTTTTTTGGACTCAGAAATAGTTATAAATTCTTGGGCTCTCATTTTCTTTTATATCCACTGAAAGGTTTTAATGTACTTTTGATGCCAGTGCCTACTGGTTCTTCGCTTTTTTCAGTAGTTACTAATTTTGCATCGCCAATGGGGATGTTCATTTGTCTAAGAGCATCATGTAAATATTTTTCTAAAGAATCAACTCCTGCGTATGATACAACTACTTCATTTTCTCCCCAAACGGTTGTAGTTGCATATTCAGGTACACTATCTTTTTTGCGTTGTTCAGCACCTTTGGCACCTGCTAAAGCAACACCAAATCTATATTGTTTATAGAAGTCATTATTTTGTAACGAACTGATAACCCAAGCAGCAGGTAAGGTTCTTTGAACCTCAGGTAAAATGCTACCCGTTGATTCGGTGACAAATTCTCTAGCTCTCATTAGACATTCTCTGTAGCAATGTCTACCAGATTTTCAGTAGACATAACATTATTGGGAGCGTACCCGTCTAGTTGAATTAATAAACCCGGTTCAGGTATACCAACAAATGTTACTTCACTAGATATAAAATGAAACAATACCGCGTCACGCAATGGATTAACAAGAATTCTAACATTCCCACCTACTATGTCCATGTCATAACTAGTAATAGGAGTACCATCAAATGTTGTTGCATATCCTGTCCACTTGACATTGGTGTTAGCATTATTGATGCTAGCTTTTAGTGTAATGTTTTGAGAGTCAACTGTTCCAGGATCATTACTGCGAATATTGAATATACCCTGACTAAATGCATTTGCAGGGGTTTCAAAAATCACTTGGCCTGCAATATTTCCTATGGAATATGCATTTGATGTAGTTATTGTCGTAGCAAATAAGTTACTAAAATTGTTGTTGATTTTCTGGAAGGCAACTCGTAACGGGTCACCTGTACCGTCATTGGGTAATGTACCAACTAAAATAACTTCTTGTGCTGACATATTAAAAATCCAAATTGATAATGTATTTATCAGAATCCAAATATGTTTCGCTTAGGGGCTTCAATAGCCATTGGGCTATTTTTACACTTTTCTGCTAGACTTATGGCTCCAACTTTAGCACTATTGTCTGCATTTTTTGCAATTTCGCTGATAGCTGACCAACATGCAGTTTGGCTCATAGTGTTATCTTTGCTGATTGCTTTAGCTGCGTCATAATACAATTGATTGTGGTTTGTAGCACAACCAACTGAAAACAATGAGGCCATAGATAAAATAATTAAATTTTTCATAGTATTCCTTAATATACGACTATTTTACGCTGTCAAAAATCTTTTTCTGTTCATTATACCATTCTTGCCAACCATCTACTTTATTAGAACATTGGTAATACAATGAATAGTTCTCAACAATCACTTTTAGCATATCAGTAATAGGAACTGAAGTTCCTTCAACAGTTTTTAAATCTTCACATTTTTTCATTAACTCAGGTACTGAATCGGGAAACTTCTGTACCACTGGAACTGTTGTTTTAAACATTGCACAGCCGGATAATAGAAAAACAGGAATAAGAATTAGTAACTTCATTTCTTATCCCCTTTATTCAATTTTGCTGCGTTATTATGTATGTCTAACAACTCTTTAGGCACGGGACAGTTTTCTACATACTTGATAACTTCTTCAACGCGAACTCTTTCAGGGCCCTCAACTGTTTGAAGGACTGTACGGTCTTTATATCTATCAACATACTTGATGATAGTCTCGCCCTTTTCTTTGATTACTTTCCCTTTGTCTGCAACTGACGCTTGCAGTTCTGTGTTTAGTCTTGCAGACTCAGCCTCAGCCTTTGCAACTTTGGCTTCCATTTCTTTGACTTTTAGTTCCCATTCTTTGTAGTCAGCCAGTCCCCCTTCAAGGTAAAGCCCTAATGAAAAAACTAAAATACTAATAATCTGAACTGGTAATTTGTATTTACCGATCAAGGGAACAAATCCTAGTACGAAACCAGCGATTAGTCCCAATATGCCTATAGCAAAAATTAAGTGTATTATGAATTCAGGTAAAACAGAAAGTATAAACATATCCTTATTTATGCGTGTTTATAAAACTCTTTTACCTTATTAACAATGTATTCTACTTCATTGTCCGTCAATTCAGGATAAATTGGTAAACTTAGTACACCGCGCATAAGCATAAAACTAGTGCTTAACATGTTGGGTTTTATTTTAATGTTAGATGCAATTTCTAGTTCTGCTAGGGTATAATCATAATGTATTTTGCTGTCTATACCCGATACTAATAAATGCGTATGCAAACTGTTTCTATGCTCAGGAGTGTAAATAACAAACTTTTGATTGCTATGCGGAATATCAAAATCGTCACTTAAACACTTAACATAATTACTCAATTCATTAACATAAAATTGTCGTATTTGTTCTCTACGGTGTTGCCAGCTATCTAAATATTTGGTTCTAACTAGTATTTGAGCACAATCTTGCTCACTCATTTTTGTGTTACTTCCAGCAAAATCAAAATTAGGTTTGCCATTATTTCTTTGTTTAACGGCGTAATTATAAAAATCTTGATCGTTAGTGACGATAGCCCCTCCATTACCAGTGCTAGGCAAATTTTTAGTTGGGTCAAAACTTATAGACATAGCTAAACCAATATTGCCATCCGCTACTAACCAATGCTGCGCACCATCAACAATAATGTTTTTACCGTCTGTAAATTCTAAATCATGCCACGGACTTCTACCATACAAACCAACTAAACAATATGTTTCCGCTACTGTCATTGATTTCTCTGATAGAATGCCATATTTGTCAGTATCTCTTAGTTCTATATTAATATCCTTACTGACAAAGGCATTTAATGTAGCTGGATAGCTTATATTTGGTAAGACCACTGGAGGTTCAAAATTGCCAAAATATAAGTGCTTAATTTTAATATATTCAGCAATAATTTCTAACGCTTGTGTGCCACTATGCACGGTAATGGCGTAATCACTGCCGGTTTTAAACCTAAGCCAATTCTCAAATTGTCTAGTAAAAGGCCCGTCTAGGAACTGACCAGATTGTAATACCTGATCAGTTGCATCTAGTAATTCATCCCTCAGTTGCTTGCTTTGTCTTTGAAGACCAAAATGGGCTATTGTTAAGCCAGTCATAGTATAGTTGAAATCCTTCTTCTACATCAACCTTAGGATCATAATCAAAATCTTTGCGGGCACTATCAATGTTCAATGCTCCGCGACTTGGAAAATCAACATCTTTATCCTGAACTTCAATCGTTCCTTTACCTGCAATTTTAACTGCCAATTCAGCAGCATACAGTAAACTACGGCTATGTGATTTTGTTATATTGTAAGTTTTGTTATTAGTGTTTTCACTTAAGCTTGCTCTGACGATTCCTTCGGCTGCGTCTTCAACATAGGTGAAGTCAAGGGTCTCTGTTGCTCCATTAACCTTGAGCACTCCACCGCGCATTGCAGTGAGCATGAATTTCGCAATAACTCTATCTTCCACATCAAGCGGGCCGTAAACAGCACTAGGGCGAATGATAACATGATCAAAACAGCCTCTGCGAGTGTAATCTTTAACCAGGTGTTCCCCGGCGAGTTTGAGTATTCCATATTGTCCTTGTGGTTTGCAGTTATAATCTTCAGTTACATCATCAGTAAAGTCACCATAGACCATACTTGAACTGATATAGATAAATTTCTTTACTTTGAATTTTTTGCTTAATTCAAGTAGATTAAGCAAGCCTTCACTCATTACTTGACTACCCCATATGGGATTAGCATTAACTACTTTTTGTCTAGGGAAGCTAGCCATGTGTATGATTGTATCAAACTTATTGCTAGCAAAAAGATATTCCATATTTCTATAATCACAAATATCATATCTGTAAAAATTAGTATATGGAATCTTTTTCATCCGTTCTGTCATCAGATAATCAATTTCATCTTGTGGAATAATTCCATAATTTGTTTTGATATCTGTTACAACTACATTCTGATTTAATTTTTGTAGTTTGTGTACTACATGGTGGCCTATTAAACCTAACCCACCAGTAACTAATATTTTACTCATATTTTAACCTATAGTAAGTATAGTCTTTTTCAGTTAGATAAGCACAAATATGATATTCGTACCCATATGCTCTGTAATCAACTTTTTTGTGATATGTGGGACTGGGCATAGAATGCCTCATTACCCACTTGCCTTTTTCAGTTTGTTGCCATTTATAAATTGGTTCTGCAATATAAATTTCAGGATCTTCTACATCACCCATGGTTATTGTATGTACATGGACTCTGTAATTTTTTGAGGTTGCAAACTCATCCATTTCAAACAGCCATTTTGGCTTTAAGTGGGCCATGACATTGATATCCTTCTAGTGTAATATCTTCCATTGATATATCAAAAATATTAGTTTTATCCTTGTTCAAAGATAGAGTAGGCAATGGGAATTCTGTTCTTGTTAATTGCTCTTTGACCTGTTCAACGTGGTCTTTGTAAATATGCGTATCGCCAGTGCTAATAACTAATTCACCTACTTTGTATCCACAATGATGTGCAATCAAATGAGTTAGTAACGCATAACTCGCATAATTAAATGGGGCACCCAAAAAAACATCCTGACTTCTTTGATACATGTGGCAGCTCAATTCTTTATTTTTATTGACATAGAATTGACTCATGACATGACAGGGCGGTAATGCCATTTGATCCATTTCGGCAACATTCCAAGCACTTAAAATATGTCTACGACCGTTGGGATCATTTTGCAATCCTTCAATCAAATTCTTTAATTGATCTACTTCAGTTCTATCAACTGCTACCCGATCACCGCCGAGGTGCGCTTTACCGAAGTTCCACCTCTCCGTATTCTTTTGCCAATGGCGCCACTGTACGCCGTATACCCTGCCGAGGTCACCTTCATATTTCGCTTTCGGCTTCCAATAGGGTGCAAGCGCATTTGGCGTCCAGATAGTAACCTTTCCTTCTGTGTTATCCTTACCGTGGGTGAGTTCTGCCAATCTACGTTCGTCACCACTCCCTTCAATAAACCAGAGAAGTTCACCGACACAAGCTTTCCATGCAAGCTTTTTAGTAGTGATAGCGGGAAAGCCTCTACGCAAATCAAAGCGAAGATGACGGCCAAAAACACTATAGGTGCCAACACCAGTTCTATCATCTTTTAGTTCTCCATTATCTAATATATCTTGTAATAATTCGTGATATTGCTTCATCGTTTTTTCCAAATTTCGTATGTATGGTCTGGATGTTCTTGCATTGAGACCATAGAAAATGTTTCTTTTAATTGTACTAAATCTATAAAAGTATCACAAGTGTATTCGGATATAGTTCTTGTTAAATAAATTTCATCTATTAAATCCCAACAACTATTAATAAGTTTTGCTCCACCAATTATCCAAACATTTTTAAATTGAGTAAAATGCGATAAGTCACTTATTCTTATTGCGCCAGGCGGAAGAATCAATTCTTGTGATGACACAATTAAATTCAATCTGCCGGATAATGGTTTCTTAGGTAGACTTTCCCAAGTATTTCTACCCATGACTACAACACCATTGTTAGTAAGATGTTTAAATCTTGGCAAATCGCCCTGAATGTTACTCCAGGGCAATTTGTTGTTGTAGCCTATTCCACCGTTTGGGTCACATGCTACAATTAGTTTCATAGTTTATTAAGTAGTTTGTCTGTCTCAGGTTGTACTGTGTCTGCTATATTTTGAACGTTTAGCACAAATTCTACGCTAACAATTTCCTCATCTAATTCATGCAATCTGCGTCCAACTGCTTCTTCAATTTGATCGGGTTCAAGTCCTTGATTTAGAAACTTTTCAACATTAATTGTTGTTTGTCTTTTACCTTCTAATTTAACAATTATTTTTTTGATAAACTGTACTGGTATTTTTTGTTTCTCTATATCTTCAAGAATATGTTCCCATTTAGATACGAATTCTGGGCTCATTATGCACTAACTTTGGTTTTTGTCTTTCTAGTTTTAGTAACTTTAGTTTCAATAGCAGGAGTAGGATCCATTGATGCAGCTTCTTTTAAGAGGCGTTCACTTTCAGCAATTAATCCTTTTGCCTCAGCAGCCATTTTAGCAGCCTGTTGACGCAAATTATTTGCCAAGTCCATATCACCCATTAATCCTTGGGTAGAAGGTACATTATTAGTGTTTTGATTTCCACGCATTCTGCGCACAACATCTTGTGGATCCTGCAAGCCCATAGACTTATCCATTTCAGCCAAACGCTTCACAGCATCTTCACCTTGTTTCATCTCATCAAGAATCTTATTCAATTCGTTGAGCTTGATCTTGGTATTAGATTGCGGTGTCATAACAATCAATTCTGTGTTGACCTTCTTAAGCTGTCCTTCCATGTGCAATACCTGTAACATGGGTCTACCATCTTTTGTGAAAGTGCGATTTAATGCGTCGGCTAGATTCTCGCTACTTTGACCAATATCACTTTCAATGCACTTCATCATTGGGTCGTGAATATGTTGGTTCAATGTTTCAGTATATGTAACCAAGCACATATGAGGTTCTCCGGGAACTTCACGGAAAATAACTGCTACTTTGCGGTCACCGTGTTTCCCAACGTGTCGTGTAAAACTCATACTGTGTTCTCCTTATAGCTTGTATTTACAGTTAGAAGATAGATGCAGAAAAAAAGTTAAGACCAACGCAAGGTAAAGTATGTAGCTTCTTGCGGATCTTCAAATGCAAATTTATAATACTGAGATTTGGACAAACTTATAAATTCATTACCATCCAAAATAGTAAATCTACCTGAGAGGTTATTATATATCCATTCTACGATTTCATCCAATGATGTGTCGTATATAGCAGCATTGGCTATAATAAAATGGATCGGCTTATAGTCTAACTGCCGCTCAGTAAACCAAGTAATTTCATCTATAGAATATTCAATCATTTAGTAAGACTATCTAATACTTTATATTTTTCGTAGGCTTCAATGACAGCGGGATTATCATTCAAACCAATAGGATTAACTTCCATCCACAATGCCATTCTAGACATATCACCGTGTATAAATCCAGTATCGTGCCCATAATTTCTAGGCTGATGAATTTTACCGGCTAGGTAAAGTCTGGCTGTAAGCGATTTAACATCTTCTAAATTTACATCTTTACTGAACACATAATTAGAAGGGTGGCTGACATAATTATTACCGTCACGGTAGTATCCTTCAGCTACCTTTAACACACCCTCAAGGTCTTTGGCTCGTGTGCGTGTGATTATCAATAAAACATCTTCCTCGGACACTTCGCCTGCAAGAATAGATTTAAGACACCCGCCAAAACTTGTACCGATGAGCATCATACAATCATTTTCCTTTTAGTCTTTTCGTAATCACTATAAATTTTATGCCCGTTTTCCCGAATCCAATCAACAAGAGGTTGCGGATTTTTAGCAAACTCTTTCCGTAATTGATTCTCAGTCATGGTGCTGTTGAATTCGTAAATTTCATAACTGCGTTGGCTATTAAATTTGGCTCGCAAAATCATCATGTTGAGAGGAATAGGATTTGGTTTTTCACGGTGTGATTGTTCTTTTAATTTTGACCATATCGCTTCCTTTTCCCATCTTTCAATTTCGGCTTTTGCCTGACCCACATCAAATATGCATTCAAGGCCCAGCATGTCCCACATTGCCAAATAATGTTTAACATTCTTTTTTCTTGAGAGCATATAACATCTCCACTTTACTTATAGCATCGTTTAATGTTGGATCACTGTCAGCCATGAACACGGCTTCTTTTAAATTTACCCAGCGTATTTGCAACTCTTGTTCTTTTTGCCATACAGGATCTACACTATGTAGATGGCGAACGGTCTCGCCAGGTTTTTTAGCGTAGACCGTCTTGCCCCCGTCGGGGCTTTCATAGATGATAATTTCCTCAGTTGACTTTATCATCATAGAGGGCAAACGTCCCGAACGGGGGATTAGGATCGGGGTCTCCGTGAATGATCCATGTAGTGTCGCAATAGTCAGGGTCGCCCCAACTACCGCAAGGATATCCATCAGTGAACACAATCAATCGCTTGGGTTCAATTGCATTTTCCTTGAGATATCGGAAGATAGCATCAAAGTCAGTGCCACCACCACCCATTGGTTCATAGCCATCAATCGTATCCATATTCTCACTGGTGAAGTCAGCAGGATTATAGATTTCCGTATCAAAACAGAATACATGAACCTTGTAACCATCAAACGCTTCCATCATGCCCGCAATCTCACCCAAGAAAGCCTGAGCCTGCTTGTTAGAAATAGAACCTGACATATCAATGGCTACTGTAACATCAATTTCTTCACCGGGGGTCATACCGGGCATGACTGCATCCATATGCCAACCACGGCGTGAAGGACGCATCCAACTAAAGTCAGTACGGATAGCACTGGTCAAGTTAGTCTGAATCAGTTCACGCCACGGCATGACAGGATTAGTATGTTGCTTGATCAGGCGTTCAACACCTTTGGGCAAACTACCTGCTTCGGCTGATTGTGCGGCGTTAAGAATTGCTTGCTTGACCTCTTGACGGACACGTTCACGTTCCTCAGGACTCATCTTGGGACGCTTACCCTTACCGTCCTTCTCATCTTCACCGTCGCCGTCGTCACTCTCATTGTCCATATGGTCGTCAATCATTTGATCAACCAAATCATCAATGGAAATCTTTTGCGCATTCTTCATGAGGTCATCATAGATTTCCTCAGCAGGCTTGCCATCATACTTAGATTCATACAAGCAAGGCACAGTAGTAATGAACTGGCCAACCTTATGGCGCTTCAAGTCAGCATTAACAGCATAGTCATCGGCAATGTTCCAGATTTGCGGATCACGTGTACCACGGCGATCCATGTGATCATAAACCACATGCAACACTTCATGACCTACAAGAAACTCAACCTCTTTGGGCTTGAGCATCATAATGAAACGGCTATTGTAATAAAACTTCAGACCGTCAGTAGCCGCTGTACCACACCACTCATCGGCGTTGGTCAATTGAAGGCGTGTTGCAAGGTTACCGAAAAATGAGTGCCGAAGCAACAAACCGATTCGGGCAGTAACCAGCCGCTCACGGGCTTGTGCATCAATTTTAGGATCAGTGGGGCCGATCAGATTTTCAAACTTTTTGCTACTCTTACGCTTCTTTTTAGCAGGGGCAATTACATCACTCATTGTGGACTCCTATCAGATAATACACATATTCTAGCGGAAAACCGAATATTTGTCAAATTAATGTGTACTGCGGTTGCCACCGTTTTCCACTTGATCAATGAAATTTTCTAGTTGTTCAATTTCTTCTTCGGACCATGTACCATCTTCAATATCAACGGGTGTTGCCTTCTCAAGGAAACTTCCGTCAGCAAATCCATCTTCAATCTCTTTGATTAGGTTATCCAATTCTTCTTGGGTGCCCTCAAAATTATCAAACGCACCCGGTGCAAAAACAAGTTTCAAACCGTTTGGAAGTTTCTTATCAGTCATAGAATTTCCTAAATTAAAAAAGGGTGGGTGTTACCCCACCCCAAAGAGGGTATTGCTACCCCGGGAGTAAACAGATAATCTTAGTTACCTGCCTCAACAATGTACTTACCATACTTCTTGTGGAACTCGTCAAAATTCTTCAACTGACTAGGTTCAATCGGAAGCTTGTAAGTCTTAAGTGCGATCTTAGCACCCATCACAACCAACTCAGTCTCAAAGTTAGCCATGATGTAGTTAAAGAAGTTGTCTGCCATCTTGTGGAACTCTTTGTTGTCCACTCGCTTGTTGTCAAGTGCATCCTTCAATTCATAGCACATTGAAATGGTCAGTGAGTACATAGCGGACACTTCCTTGACTGCGAGATCCTTGACCTTACCGCTGAGAATGTCAGATGGCTCGGGCATCTTGCCTGCAATCTTGCGGTGAGCCATAAACTTAACAGCAAGACCTTCACCGATAGCACCTGCAACCAGATTGAACAAAGTGTCGTTATCAACATCCTCGTCCTTGATCAGGTCGCTAACGAAAACCCAACTACGGGGGGTAGCGAATGCACGGCTACTAGACTTGCTATCAAAGTCATAAATGTCCTGCTTTGCGAAGGACAAGTAACCAACCACATCCTTGTGAATGCCCTTGTTCACAGCCCAGTTTTGCCATGAAGCAAAATCGGGGCGCATTTCAATGTGAACGAAACGGTTAGCAAGGGGCATCGGCATGCGATAAGTAACACCCTTGTCACTATCGCGGTTACCTGCCGCAACAATACGAACATTGTCGGGCAACTTATACTTGCCAACACGACGGTTAAGAATAAGTTGATAACCCGCTGCCTGTACTGCGGGCGGGGCACTGTTCATTTCATCAAGGAACAATACAACGATGGGATACTGACTAGCAAGTTCCTCATCGGGAAGATCAACTGGGGGAGCCCAGTCCATCTTACCATTATCGCGGTTAAAGTAAGGGATACCACGAATATCAGTAGGCTCCATTTGAGCCATACGCAAATCAATTACCAAGCCACCGAGTTCTTCGGCGACTTCAGCAACTACCTCACTCTTACCGATGCCGGGAGGACCCCACAAGAAAACAGGACGATTGGCATTGAATGCCTTGAGAATTGCCTTGCGGGCCTGAACACTAGTGATAGTGAGATTGTCAGATACTTGAGCCATTGTTTACTCCGTTAAAAAAGTTTTGATGTTTGAAGTATATATCAACTAGGATTTATCGTCAACTGCTTAGATTGCCCGAAAGCACTCATAGGAGCGAATTGGGCTACGATTATCGGTATGCTTTTCAACATACTTGATTACAGTGCCTTTGGTAGCCAGTGTAGTTACCAAGGTAGAAAGGTCACAATCTTCCTCAAGGTATACAGTATCACCCTTTTGATAACTGAAATGAGAAATCTTGTCGGCGATGCCAAGGTCAAACAGAACCTTGCGCTTTACTGCACCCCAGCCATGGCCAGGATCAGAGTAAAATTTAATCGTAAATTCTTTAGACATGATTACATGCTCCAGTAAGTTTCGCTAGCCGGGTTGCAACACCAAGGCGTATCCTCGGCGATCACAACATTCTGACCAGTCATCAGGTTCTTGACGACCTTGGTACCAACCGGTCCATACTTGAGTTCGAACCAGGATTCTTCAACAAAGTTGTAAACAAACTTTCCTGCGTTACGATTACTGCAGGTTGCACTACGCTTGGCACCTGCCTTGGTCTTGAAATAACGCTTATCCTGATGCGGGAATTCGGTGTGAAAAACGACAAACATTTTGAGTCCTTTATCTAACTGTCTATGTATGTATTATATACCCAAATCCATTTATTGTCAACCGCGGACTGTGTCGCAGTATTCAAAAAGGATCCACTTAGCACGGTTGAGCATTTGACGGACATCCTCAACGACCATAAAATCGTAGAACCCGCCGTTGTCAGAGGACAACAGTTCCTGACAATCAGACATAAGACTAGCGGCGTACATAGCAGGGCCCGAGAACCGAAAGGTCAAACTTTGCTCTACTGCCTCACGCATTTCGGCTTCAGTACAGCCATACATGCGGACTTCACGCTTTTGTTGCTCGGTCATTATTGCGTACATGTTTGCCCCGTTAGTTAACTGTCAATACATGTAGTATACGCCCAAATTGATTTATTGTCAAATTTAGGACATGATCTTGGCCATTAATATGAGCTTTTCTAAATGGTCAATAGCCTTGTTGATTTCATTTACCTTGTCTAAGGTCATGTTTGATTTGGGGTTTCGCCTGGCTAGAACTTCTATTTTACTCAACTCACTAACCATTTTTTCAATATTCAGAAACATTTTATTAAGGTCAGGGTTGTACCCAATACTACGCAAATCTCGGCGTAGTTGGTCACTTACTTTTTGAAAATCAACGGCGGTTTGAATATTCATTTAATTGACTAAGTGTTGTGGTTATATCTACATGATGTATTGCAATGCCACCTGCTTGTTGCCATTCTACAATATTTGATTGTCTATCGTCTATTAGAATGTCACCCGTGTTGCAATGTATATGCTTATCTTTACTATAGGGTCCAAAGTGTACAGGTATGTTTGGGAAGTAAGCTTGTGCCCAAAGTACTTTGTCATAGAATGCCCAATGTACATCATTGCCCTTTGGCACTGCTGTTAAGAACATAATTTCATAATAGTTGTCTATGGCAAACTTTTGACACTTGGTAACAAGTATATCAGCATATGGTGTTTTTTGCAAGTCTCTGTATAACCGAGGATTTTGAATCAATTGATTCCAAATCTCAAAAGGATAAACGCCATTGGATGGTGGAACGCCTAATGTCTCTAGTGCGTACCTGTCAAAATCAGCAACTACCCCATCCATGTCTAAGTATAATTTTTTCACTTTTGGCTATCTCCGGGTAGTACTCGGTAATTATCTTCAACACTATCAGGCGTGCTTACTTCAATGATTGTACCTTCTTCTAAACAAATTACCTGATGCGGTTGTAAAGGTCTATTGCGCCATGTTGCACCCTGTTCAAGTATAATGTCATGTATGCTGGCATCTTTTGTTTCAATAAAAACTATTTTAAATTTACCACTCAATATATACCACGATTCATCTTTCTCGGCATGAAAGTGCATGCTAAACTTAGCATCTTTGTTAAACTTTAAAAGCTTACCACAATACTTTTCATTGGTAGCAAATATAAATTCATGCCCCCAACCTTTCTCAACGAATCCTTCTAGTCTCATTTTATTTCCTCTAATTTGGGTGCATACACGCCCAAATGTTGAACTGTTACACTTGCAGCTTTATTGGCAAACTCAATTGCTTTAACTATATCATTGGTTTCTAAAAACATAAACACTAACGCAGCCAAAAAAGTATCTCCGCACCCAGTAACATCTACTACTTCAGTTTCACGGGCAGGAAACTGCACACCGTTATATGTACAACCTTTGTTTCCTTGTGTCACTATAAGTGAACTGGTTGTGCTGTTTGCTTTTGAAAATTCTGTTTCGTTTATCTTTACAACACAACCTTCAAACTCTTTGAGGTCATGTTTTTTGGTATCTATAAAAATAGGACCTAAATATTTCTTCCTGATAGATTTTACCAAATCATAAGTTACTAATCCTTTGTTGTAATCACTAACGACAACGGCATCAATGTTGTGTAAGTCTATTGAAATTTCATTTATAGTTAGTGGATCAGACTTTATATCATCGTCAACTCTAACGATATGCTGCTTGCTTTTAGCGTCAATTAATCTTATCTTAGTTGAATTACCTTTGGTCACAAAGCAAACATCTAATCCTAGCATCAATAAGTTTTCTTTTACATTTGCTGCCATGCCCGGCTTAGATATTTTTTTAGTCAGTTTGAAAACAGGCACAGGTGCTTCAGGACTAATTCTATCAACAGTACCAAAGTGGTACTCATCAATACAACTGTCACCGATTAATAATACTGTGAATTTTTTCTGTTGTTGAGTATCCATCTAATCTATCAAAGAAAATAATTTCCCTACAAAAATATTCACCGACAATGGGTTTTCCGATATAGTCACTACCCTTTACCATAATATCACATTGTTCTACCAATGCTATCAATTCTTGGTCCGAATCAAATATTACAACTTTGTCAACAGCTTTGAGATTTTCTAGCAGTAATTTGCGTTCGTCTTGTGAATTGATAGGTCTTGATGATCCTTTTAATTCTTTAACTCTACGATCAGAATCAATCGCTACGACCAAATTATCAGTCAAAGACTTAGCGTAATTTAATAGTGCCAAATGCCCAGAGTGTATAATATCAAAGGTGCCGTTCACTAATACCATAGTAGAGGTATTTATTTCCGTCTCAATATAGTCGTATATTACTTGATAGGGACTAAGTTGTTTTTAAATATTTCCCAAGCCTGTTGCCAACTCCATCGTTGACTTCCATTTAAAACTATCTGCCTATCCAAATGCAAACAACGCTGGATTGCAATAGATAACTCTTGTTCCATATAGCCAGTGATACCCTCGTCAATTACATCCATTGGTCCCTGACATCTATATGCTGCCACCGGTGTACCGCATGCCATTGCTTCTATCATAACAATACCAAATGTTTCCCATTGACTTGGAAAAACAAATACATCAGCATTAGCATAGTAATATGCCAATTCATGACCTGTTTTAAAACCTACAAATTGTATATCGGGGTATTTCTTCTTATATGTTTCCAACATTGGTCCATCCCCTACCATTATTTTATAACTGTTAGGATATTCTAATTTAAAGAAATCTTCTAGATTTTTTTCTTTACTAACTCGGCTTACACAGACCAACAATTTAACATCGTCATTTCTATTTCTTTGAGAAGAATTAAAAACCTTTCTATCAACGCCTCTAGTCCAGCTAACAATTTCTCCATCAAATCCATGCTCACGCAGTTCATTCACCATACTGTCAGTGGTGGTCAATACTTTACCTGAATGTTTGTGAAACCATCTAACTAAAGGCCAAGTAATACTTTCAGGTATTCCAAATAACTTTCTAATTCCTTCTGGAAACTTAGTATGATAAGCAGTATTGTAGCGATAACCGTGTTTGTCAAGATATTGTCTAGCACACAAACCCACAGGACCTTCGGTGGCGATATGGATATGATCCGGAGATATCTTCTCAATCGCCTGGCCGATCTTCCTGGGAAAGGCAATCTTGACTTCGTTGTAGCCAGGGCAACCAATATAGCGGAACCTCCCGGGATCAATAAAAACAACACGATAATTGTCGTGAAGCGCCATAGCCTCAATATTTTTGTAGGTTGTAACGACACCATTTATTTGATTTGGTAAATTATCAGTTATAATCAGTATAGTTTTCACTTTATAGATTCTGTATGTTTATGATGTAGACTTTTCTTTAAAAGTTTTAACCAAGTCTTTTTTTCCCGAGCTTGATTATGCTGGACGCAAGCCTTGTAATGTTTTTTGATCAACTTTCTTACTTTCATAACAACCTCCTTGTATCTTAAAACTATCAAACTTTAACCAGTATTCTACTGATTTTAATGCCTGTTCACACTCCGTCTGTGTCTGAAATTTTATCACTGCTTTGCCCGGCACGTCGGCGGGATTGTTTATGTGTACTGCTATCAAAATTAGTAACCACATTGTCACTCTCCTTAGTCCAAATTACGATTTCCCAGTGGCCATCGTGGTGTTCAACCAATGCAGTCATAGATTCTACCCAGTCGCCATCATTCATATAAACAATGCCATCAATTTCTTTTATTTCAGCATGATGAATGTGCCCACAGATCACACCATCAAAACCACGCTTCTTACAATAAGCAACTAAATTTTTTTCAAACTGAAATATAAAGTCAACAGCCTTTTTCACTCGCTGTTTCAAATATTGACTCAAACTCCAATAACCAAATCCAAATTTATGACGCCACCAATTGAACTTGTTGTTTAACCATAATACCACATCGTATGCTTTGTCACCTAAAAATGCTAACCACGGCGCTAATCTAGTAATTCCATCAAATAAATCTCCGTGTATTACAAGATAATGTTTGCCATCTACACCTATGTGTTCAGTTTGGTTGGTTACTTCAACATTACCAAAGCCGATATTATAAGGCATGAGTGGTCGTAAAAATTCATCATGATTGCCTGCCACATAAATCACGCGAGTACCACGTTTAGCATGACCTAATATTCGTCTGACAACATTAGTATGGCTTTGCTTCCAGCGCCATTTGTTTTGCTGTATACGCCAAACATCCAAAATATCACCCACTAAGTACAATGTTTCACAAGTGTTGTGCTTGAGAAAATTATTTAGTTGTTCGGCTTTACTATCTCTAGTGCCTAAATGAACATCACTGACAAAAATGGCGCGATAAGTCTTTGGTGTCATACGAATATTTATCGTGTTATTAATTACAAACCTATTATAAAAAAAGGCCCTTTCGGGCCTGCTGGTTACGGATATCCAGCACCACCTTATCTTGTGGTCGGTTTATTTAATTTTACTTATTTCTTTTTCTACTAACGCTACAACACTGTCTGGTAGAGGAACATAATCAAGTTCTTCTGCCATCTTATCGCCCTTAGCAAAAGCCCATCTAAAGAATTTTAATGCTTCTTGTGCTTCTTGTGGTTTGTCATTCTTTAGATACATGATGATGAATGTGGCACCTGTAACAGGCCATGCAGTCCTGCCAGGTTGATCAGTTAATACTTGGAAAAATGTTTTTTCCCATGTAGCATTTGCTGCCGCAGCCTTGAATGTTAAATCATCAGGAGCTACCCACTGACCATCTTTATTCTGCATCTGCACCCAATTCATTTTAGTTTGTTTGACATAAGCATACTCAACATAACCTAGTGCACCGGGTAGTTGACGAACCATAGCACTAACGCCCTCATTACCCTTGCCACCTACACCAACTTTCCAGTTAACAGCAGTACCTTCTCCAATTGTTTCTTTAAATTCGCTATTAACTTTGCTTAGATAGTTTGTCCATAAGAATGTCGTGCCGCTACCATCTGCACGACGAACTACAGCAATATCTTGATTGGGTAGTTTTAATGATGGATTAAGGTTTGCAATAGCAGGATCATCCCACTTTTTAATCTTACCTAAATAGATATCTGCAATTACTTGTCCGGTGAGTTTCATTTCGCCAGGCTTGACTTCTTTCAGATTAATGACAGGTACTACTCCACCAATTACTGTAGGGAACTGTGTTGCACCCATGCTAGATAATTTGTCGTCTTTTAATGGCATATCACTTGCACCGAACGCTACTGTCTTGGCTTCAATTTGTCTTATGCCTGCACCTGATCCTACACTTTGATAATTTAATCTAATACCAGTTTCTTTATTATAGGCATCTGCCCACTTAGCATAAAGCGGAGCCGGGAATGTTGCCCCGGCTCCATTAATTGTCTGTGCGTGTGCCGTGAATGATACGGCTGCTAATACCATAGCAATTATTTTGTTCATACTTGTCTCCTTGTGTGTTGAACAACTGTATTTACAAAAAAAGTGTTAAGAAATTATGACAAAATTGTGACAGTTTATGACAAAAGGGGCCAATGGCCCCTTTTGTATTTTGGCAAAGATAAAATTAAAACTTGTGTGTTACACCAACACCAAATCCACTAGTACCATTGGCTGCAGGACAGCCAATAGCTAAACAACTTACAGCACTTCTATCAACATTGCGATATACAACATGCAAAGCAGTACGCTTGCTTAAATTGTAATCAGCACCAACATTGTAAGCAGTTGTGTCTGTATTTGTACGGCCATAACTTGCCTTTGCAGTGATATGACCCATATCACGTGCTACACCAAGCGTTTGACCTTTGCTAGTTACTAGACCTTCGTTGTCGCTGTATACATACGCTACTGTAGTTCCCATCAATTTAGTTTGAGCACCGAATACTGTGCTCTTTTCTGTTCCTTGTTGGAAACGTGCAACATCAACATGTAATCTTGCGATTTTAGTTGAGCCGGCAAAAACTTCAGCGTCTGCGCCAGGACCATTTAGTGTACGCTCATACGCAACTACAGAACCCTTAACAGGAACCATTGTAGCATATACAGCATCTGCTAAACGCAATCCGCGTAGATTGTGTACATCACCTGCAACACTACCATACAATGTTCCGAAAACATCATTTTTAGTGATTGCTAAGAAGTGGCTGTGTACATTGCGACCTAAGTCAACACTACCAAACTTATTGGCAAGACCGACTGTTGCTTGACGATCACCAACTCTAGTATCATCACCTCCAAAGGTGTTACCCTTCAATGATGTTTCTACAGTGGCTCGGGCAAACAAATCACGGCCCATTTTTTCTTTAACTGATAGTGCAAAGTTGCTGGTTGGTTCAGTAACAAGTTGAGTACTGGTAGAACCATTACCAACTTTAGAGTTATCAACAAATGCGCTGACTTTTCCGTTTATTGTTACCTGAGCACTAGCAACTGAAACTAGCCCCATCAATAAAGTTGCCATTATAATTTTCTTCATGCTTTTTTCCTTATGTAAAAATGCCTGTTAAATTTAACAGGCTAGATTAATATTTATTGAGACAAAAAAATCCAAATACTTTTATAGTTTACACCAAGTATCTTACTATTATGCGTAATAAGTGCTTTTAGTTTATGGTTATATATTACGGAAGTTTGTTTATGATATATTTAAAATTATTGCAACCAAATTTTTCTTCTAGTGGATATCTGAGCAATAGGTCATAGGGTCTTTTACTGGGTTTGTTTGAATATTTAAGTTTGAGTCTATTTGAAATTTTATAGGCGTACTGGTCGTAAAAGTCTTTTACCCGTTCAAAACCTGTATATTTAGTGATTTGCGGTATAATCGGAATTCCAACTGATTGCAATGATATTATCTTTTTGTTATATTGATTTGTTTCCTTATGATACTCGCTTGACAAATTCTGAGAAAGTTCATATATATTACTATAAGCAATTTCAGGCGTTTGTGATAAAAAGTAAGGAACAGTTGAGCGTTGTAAACTAGCATTATACAAACAAATGTTGTTATACCCAATAACTGCTTTAGCTTTGGTCAATCTATCCCCGCTAAAAATTACAGTTCCGTCCAGATGTTCAGTCATACCCAAGTGAGCACCAAAGTGCGGACTAGTTATTTTGTAAACGTCTGCCAGTCTGAAATATTCGTGTTCATAAAAACCTAGTAAATCAAAATCCAGATACTGGACTTCCATGTTTTCTCTGGCTGAAAAAACATCTAATGTTTCTAAATCATGAGAGTTTAAATCTGTGTTATATCGGACGCTGGTGGGTATATAGTTTTTACCAAACCATTTCCAGGCTAATAAAACAGTTTGGCTATCTACACCACCAGTGACCATTAAATGGTATGGTGGTTTATAATTAGCCATTATCTGCTTGACTGTTAACTCAAGCGCATCAATGGTGTTTGTATAGTTTACAGGAGTTGTAAAGTCTATAGTATCACTTGAAACTTTAAACCACATTGTATCAGAAACAACTACATCTGCCTTTCAATTCACAGCCAGGATCAAAATATATAGTACAGCCTCCGCCGACGCAGTTGTCAAAGCACCCGTCTAGAGTCTCACAAGGATCTAATGAACACTGGATAGATTGTAATTTAATGTTTAGAATAGGATCATTTTGTGCTAATGTGCTTAAATCAATACCGGAACGATAAGTCACGATTTCTAAATCATAATCTTGCAATGTTCCATTTCTGAATGTAGCTCTCAATGGTATTTTGACATATTCGTAATCACTGGTATTGCTTGTAATTGCGGGTACAACTCCGTAAAGTTTTCCAGAAGAAGTTATTTTTAATCCTGCTGGCAAATCAATGTCATATTCAAATTTCTCTACTACTGAAGGAGAAAATATATTCAATATGTGAGGTTGACCTTCTTCAGCTTTTGTAAAAAGTGAATATGATAAGGTGCTTGATTGAAATTCTGAGTAGATTGAAGTTATTTTATTAACACTGCCTGCATATTTTGGATCAGTTAAATCCAACATATCTTGGCGGCTCAGTGATCCGCTGCTCATATAGTAATTAGGAGATATTACTCCAATTAACTCAGGAAAATGCCATGTCATGTTATACGCCAATGCAGCCGAATGTAATGCTGCTGCAATACTAGTACCCGAAGCATTTCCTGTTGTGCCGCCTGGAATCGCTACAAAAATGTCTTTTCCAGGAGCCCATCCATCTAAAGCACCGTGATTAGTGTCGCCATTCGTTAATGAGATTGCGCTACTTCCGGTATAATTAGAGAATGAGCATGGTCTGAAATCACTGTCATATGCTCCTATTGTCAATACGTCATTCATTGAAGCAGGAGTAGCATTATCTATAGGCATTCCACTGTTTCCGGCTGCGCAAACAAATAGTATACCAGCATCTATCATCTGCTGTATTTTGTTTTCAATTAGTAAATTTTTATCAATGGTCCAGCTACAGTTAACAATAGCGCCATTGTTACTAGAATTTAGAAAATTTGTAACGAAATCATCAAAAATCGCATCTAATGCAGAAAGCAGGTCACTTTGCTTGGTAGCAACACCACTCTGGAAGATTTTTACTCCCTTAACTTTGGCATTAGTAATACCGCATGTGCGGCCGGCTATAACGCTAGCAATAGCAGTACCGTGACCATTTGTGTCATTGTTGCTAGATGTATCGTTGACAAAGCTCCAAAGATTTGTTACATCACTGCCAACAAAATCCGGATGTGTAGTATCTATTCCACTGTCTAATACATATACTGTACTATTAGCACCTCTGCGATCTATTCTCGTAATAGGTTCTTCTAAATTGATATTGGCCAATGAATAGGCTTTCCACCAGTTTCGGTCTAGTGTATTATCAAATTCTAAAATGTCACCTGTTAAGGTATTTTTTCCGTATGTTTCATCTAAAATAACCACATGAGAATGCAAACTTACCGGATTATCTTCATCAGCAACTAAGTGTTCAACAATGTCAGCCATCGTCGGTATGGCTGTAGTTTCTACTAAATAGATACCCTCAAATCTATTAAAAACTTTGATTATAGTTGCAGAAATAGATTCTAAATAGTGATTTATTTCTTCTTGAGTAACGTTGGCTTTAAAGTCAATTATATATTTCATCTGGATGTCCTCACTATTATTTAGTCTAGATTTTCTGTTTTATCCGAATTCACGACTGCAATCGGTAACCACTTTTTTTGTGGGCAGGAAACACTAGGTATATAAGTTTTCACGGGCATATAACAACCGCAAAGTTTGCAAAAATCAGTAGAATGAAACTGGTCACAAGTCTTGCAAATTTCCAAACGTTGATTTCTTTGTTCTTCGGGCAGTTTTATATTATCAACAACAGTTTGTGCGGTTTGTGCGAGTTTTTGCTTTAACTTTTCTAGCATCGTTGATCCTCTATTATATGTATTTATAGTATTAGTAAATGTAGATTTTTATATGATCATGACCATCAGTTTAAAAAAAGGAGGCTTAAGCCCCCTTTTTGGTTAGTTTGGTAACAAGGTCTTTCCTACCCCGTCTCAAGCTCAAGCGGCTAGAGCAAATACCTCATCGTTTGCAGGTATAAGTTTTGCTTGATTTACGGTCATCGCCTACCGTGCTGTCCACTCTGTTACTCTTTGCCCTGTCGAAACCATGACTGGCCCATCATAAAAGGACTATAGCAAAAACTACTAAAACTACAGTTATACCAAACAACCATTTTACTACTTCGTCGTTCATATAATCCCTTTATGGTGGACCAGGCGGGAGTCGAACCCGCGTCCAGAACACTTTTCTCTTTGCTTCATACAGCAATAATCTTTATGTTATCATGACTTGTATTTATTTGTAAAGTACTGATTTAACCATTCCCATTCGTATGTTAATTTCAATTTGGCAAAATCGTCTTTATTGTTTTCATAATACTCATAAGCATCATTTGCACCCATTAATGCATACTCACTAAAGTCACCCTCAGCCTTTGCTAACCAAGTATGCAAACGTGTTTGACTCATATAGTCTTGCTCATCATTACACAGTTTAATTACTTCTCTGAATGCAGTTCTCCAAGTGCTATATGGGTCTGTATTGAACATTGCAGTTCCCGAATTGATTTCTACTACTTCATGGTTGTCATCAAGTGTAAAGTCTAATCCTTTACCGGTGTTATTCAATGTCATTATCTTGTTATAGGCAATCATAGCTTGGTGACCATATACTAACCCGTTCACAGGATTAGTAGCGTGAAAAATATAATGCTTTGACTTTTGAAGCCTGTCAGGTTGCCAGTTCCAATCAAAATTGTCGTCTACTTTTAACTTAGCAAATACCGTAAAGAACCACGGCGTAGTGCTTACATTTGCTGCGGCATGGTACGCATTTACTCTTCCATTTACCCCATCAACGCGGACAACTTTGTTCTTTTTACCTTTGGTTACTTTTAATAGATGTTCGTAGTTTTCTTCTGCGTTACTTTCACCATTGCTTAAAAATACAATGTCTAACGGATTGCTTTGTAATGGCTTGTAAGATTTTTTAATATAGGGATAATCATATAATTCTTCTTTTACATATTTTATAGCATCTTTAGGAACTATTATTCTTGTTCCACCTGTAGTAGTTACTAGAATAGTTTTAGAACTTTCAGACCATAAACTAATAGGTTTCTCATCCTTGATATTAATATTTCTATGGTCGTTAGTTTTAAAAACTGCATAAGGGAACTTAAAGTTTTTATCTATAGATCCAACATGACTGTCACTAGTAATAAATTCAGGCGGATTGATTCTAGTGACTGATTGATGCTCATTGAAATTGATACTTGGATAATTTTCTAATGAAGAAATGTCATTTATGAACTTGCGCAATAATTCAACATTTACTAAAAAGGTATCACCATATTTTTGTCTGTCACTAGGAAACACATGCAATTGTTCCTGCGCAAAGGGATCGCAAATATAACTGAAATCAAATTTATCGTAATGACATATTGAATTACATACCCAAATAAACTGATCCTTTTTATCTTCTAACAGATTAAGAATCTTTTCAAATGTTTTATGATAGGTGTCTACAAAATCAATAGTATGTAATTTTCTATTCCCAATTTTTTCTGTAATGTCGTATATGATATCAACCGATTCGTAGTTTCCGTGATCTATCAAATATACATCATATAGACAATCAGTAGCCTTTGCTCTTTTACTTTTTACTAAGTTTATAGTATTGAGGTGCTCAATAACTTTAACATACTTGGTATCTTCTAAAAAGGTTTCTGAATTAATGACATAAGTATTTCCCCAATGATTCCATTGAGTACCAAACACATGAATCATTTTGATTTGCCATGGACTTGGATAAAAATCAAAAGTAAAATCAGAATAATCTAATTCGCTATTCAATACCCAAAATAATTTTGTTTCTGTTTTGCGAATGCATCTTGCGATTGTTTCAACCCAGTTGTTGAAGAATCTTGTTTTTTGAAGCTTGGGATATAACTCTTTAAGTTTATTGAAACGAATATTACTTTCTAGGTTACCTTTATCAATAAAAAACATACTCAAATTAGTATCTGTTTGAACTTGATGTTCTTCAACATAGTTATATTCTTTATAGCCCAACAAATACAACGGAGCATTGATGTAGTAGGTTTGTGTGTTCTTACTATATTCATTACCGAACACATTTATGTGTCTAAAGTTTTGTTCAGTTGGCCTCCAACTAAAATCAAACTTATCATAGTTTAAATCAGGGTTTAGTGCCCAAAATACTTCTTCAGGATGTTGATTAATCAAATCTTCTAATGTAGTCGTAATATAATATTTGTTTACTGTTGTCTTTTTACTTTCATTAGAACGTTCCATCAATACAACTTCCGTAGCACCAGGCACTGTGTATCTAGGGCCATTGTTAGCCCACTGATATATTTGAGGCGGACTATGAGGATTAGGTCTCCATGTAAAATCAAATGTTTCTAAATCATCAGTATTGTTAACGCTCCACAAATTTAGTTGTGCAGCAGGAACAGCTACCGGTTCTAACATATATTTTTTATCTGTTGCTCCCTCTACATGATATTCAACAGTGGGTTCAGTAGATGCATCATTCCATTTATTACCAAACACATATATGTAGGGAGGTGACTTGGGATCAGGTCTCCAACTAAAATCAAAACTTTCAATTGGTAGTAATTTTTTCCAATGATTTTCTGTCGCAGTAGATTTTACTAATGCTTTGATGTTATCAATGTATGTGTATTCTGTAGCTCCGGGACAATGATACTCAACAGTTGGTTCTTGAAGTGCATCATTCCATTGATTACCAAACACATAGATATAAGGAGGACTATGTGGATTAGGTCTCCAGCTATAATCAAAACTTTCTATGTCTATTAATGTTTTCCAATACTGTTGTGTTTTACTAACTTTAGCAATTATGTTAGTAATATACTTTTTGTCAGTGGCCCCATGAACTGTGTACAGTACCGTAGGCTCAGTCATAGCATCGTGCCATTGATTGCCAAACACATAGATATAAGGAGGACTGCCGGGTTCGGGTCTCCAACTAAAATCAAAATCTTCTACTGGAATCAACACACTCCAATTATCCATGTCGGGCAATGTTTTCGCAAATCTGTCATTCATGTATTTGCGTTCAGATGCCCCTTCACAGTGATATTCAATAGTTGGTTCTGTTTCAGCATTGTTACTTTGATTACCCCATACATAGATATATGCTGGTTCTCTTGGGTCAGGTCTCCATGTGAAATCAAAACTATCTTTGTCTATAGGTATAAGAATATTATATCTATCATATTCGGGTAGAACGTCAGTATTGCCCATGTACTTAATTTCTGTGGCGCCATCACAATGATATTCAATTGTAGATTTTAGTTCACCGGGTATCCACTTGTTACCCCACACATAGATGTATGCTGGCTCTCTTGGGTCTGGCCGCCAAGTAAAGTCAAAGTTTGTTACCTTTTGTACTTCCTTCCATCTATCATATTCGGGCAATATATCAACAGGTTCTTGAATATATTTGTACTCAGTAGCCCCTTCCATGTGATATTCTAATGTGGATTTAAGTTCAGGTCTTATCCACTTGTTGCCCCAGACATAGATATATGCAGGTTCTCTTGGATCTGGTCTCCAACTTAAATCAAATTTTGCTTTATCAATTGGTTGAATTTCTTTCCACTTAGACAGTTCAGGTAACACTTCAATATCACCCATATACTTTCTTTCAGTGGCATTTGGCGCTTTATATTCTAAAGTAGGTTTCAATTCAGCCTTGATCCATTTATTTCCCCATGTGTAAATATACGCAGGCTCTCTTGGATCTGGTCTCCAAGCAAAATCAAATTTAGATTTATCTATTTGCTGATGTTCAACCCAACGGTCATGTTCGGGCAATACTTCAACATTTCCCATATATTTGTATTCAGTTGCACCGGGGGTGTGATATTCAACAGTAGGTCGTAATTCTCCCGGTATATATTTGTTACCCCATACGTAAATATACGGGGGACTAGTAGGATTGGGTCTCCAACTAAAGTCAAATTTTTCTTTGTCAATTTGTTGATGTATTTCCCACTTATCTAGCTCGGGTAATACTTCAACATTGCCCATATACTTGCGTTCAGTTGCTCCATCTACATAATATTCAAGTGTTGGGTGAACCTCAGCCGGCACGTGCTTATTACCCCATGTGTAAATGTAAGCAGGTTCTCTTGGATCTGGTATCCAAGTAAAATCAAAATTTTGTATGGATGCATGTATTTTATAGTTGTCCCAATTTGGTAATACTGGAACCTCTCCCATGTATTTTCTATCTGTCGCACCGGGCACAACATATTCAAGCGTAGGTTTTAATTCAGCAGAAACATACTTATTCCCCCAAGTATAGATATATGCTGGTTCTCTTGGATCGGGGCGCCATGCCATGTCAAACTGTGTTTTATCAACTGGAATGTGCATTATCCATTTTTCAAGTTCCGGGACAACATCAACATCTCCCATGTACTTTCTTTCTGTAGCACCTTCTACATAATATTCTATTGTAGGCTGTATTTCCCCGGGTATATATTTGTTACCCCAAACATAGACATAAGCGGGTTCACGAGGATCTGGTCTCCAGGCTAGATCAAAATTAGTTACTAAATGATGTATTTTCCATTTGTCTGTTTCCGGGAGAACCTCAACATCTCCCATGTACTTTCGTTCAGTAGCCCCGGGGGTGTGATATTCTAGGGTTGGTTTTATTTCTCCAGGTATATATTTATTACCCCAGACATAAACATAAGCAGGTTCTCTTGGGTCAGGTCGCCATGTCAAATCAAAGGTGTTCTTTTGATATACGATCCATTTATTATATTCAGGCACAACCTCAACATCTCCCATGTACTTTCGTTCAGTAGCGCCAGGAGTGTGGTATTCTAGAGTTGGTGATATTTCAGCAGATACAAACTTATTCCCCCAAGTATAGATATATGCTGGTTCTCTTGGATCAGGCCTCCAAGTAAAGTCAAAATTTTTAACTTCACTGTATATTTTCCATAACTCAGTTTGGGGCAAGACCGGGGCAGGATCATTCATGTATTTTTTATCTATTGCACCATCTACATGATATTCAATGGTTGAATGAAGTTCAGCGGGAACCCACTTATTACCCCATACATAAATGTATGCAGGACTCGTTGGATCAGGTATCCAACTAAAGTCAAATAAATCTAGATTTATTGGATCATTGATTACCCACTTGTCATATTTGGGAATCAATCTAACCGTGTCTGACATATATTTTTTTTCTGTCGCACCGGGTGCACGGTACTCTACTGTAGGAGATATCGCCCCGGAAACCCATTTGTTACCCCATACATAGATATAAGGAGGTTCATGCTCGTCTGGCATCCAAGTAAAGTCAAACAGTTTCTCATCTATTGGTTTATGAATCACCCAATTATCCCAATCAGGGACTGCTGTTGCTAATTGCGTGTCCACAAATTTAATAACGGTTGCGCCGGGTACAATATATCTAGGTCCACCTGTTTTGCGCCACTGAGAACTAAACTGATAGATAAAAGGAGGATCAGTTGTATCAGGATGCCAGCTAAAATCAAACAACTTTTCATCTATAGGATATGGAATTACCCAGTTATCAGATTTTAATTTTGTTCTTTTAACACAATCAACATCATTTCTATAAATGATACAGGGATTTTGATTGTCTGTATTAACTAACCAAGTCCCGCTATCTTTCTGATGCTGGCTGGGCCAAACATTGATATGATCTTCTGCCCACACATCTTCGTCAGGTAGAAAATCAAAATCAAAATCCCAATCAAAATTGCGATAATCACTAAACTCGTTGATTATCCAAAAATGTTCTGTAGTAGATTGGTTTCTAGCATCTGCTAAATCTTTAGCAAACTTTTCTCTAGGATGGACGTTTGGTTTTTTACCGTAATAAAATACATCTCTCAGCATTTTATTACTTATGATATAACTTTTACATTATATAGTTTTTCAAAACGGTCGGCATCAAATCTATCATTGACCATTGGTTCGCCGCGTATATTCAATGAAGTGTTCAGTAATATAGGGCATTCGGTCATTACATACCACTTTTCTAGTAAGTCTCGTATTCCTGATCCATCTTTCGGAACAGTTTGTACACGACTAGTCCCATCATAATGAACAATAGCAGGGAACTTGTTTGGAAATTTGCACTTTGCAATAACTTGCATGTATCTGCTGTTGTTCCAATTTTTAGGCATATCAAAATACTTATGCACATGCTCCTCTAGAATTATAGGGGCAAATGGTCTGAATTTCTGTCTGCGTTTGATTTCATTTACTTTGTCTTTAATTTCGTTCCCTCTAGGATCTGCTAACAAACTACGGTTGCCTAAGGCTCTTGGGCCAAACTCTGCTTTACCACTAGCCACACCAACAATACGATCGGTAAAAAGACAATCAAGTATACGGTTAGTAGGATAAGGACCAGGGATATTGTGGCCGAGAAAAGCACTAGTCCAATTAAGGTGCTTGCGATAACCAAGCGCAGCGGCTCCCAAACTAGAACCGCAATCACCAGGATTAGGCATAATCCATATTTGATCAAAATATTCTCCTAGTAGTCTGTTAGCAAGACAGTTTAGTGCAACACCGCCGCCATACACTAAATTGCGACTCGCGCCTTTTAGTCTGGCTTTTGACATTACTTCCCGCAATAATTGTTCTAAGAACACTTGACTAGAGCTTGCAATATCCATTGGATCTGCGTCTTTTAAAAACTCATCATCAGCGCCAATGTGCAGATTTTGTTTAAAGTCAATGGAATGCATATTCTCTATAAATTCCGAATGCATCAAATCAGTATACTTGGGTTCTCCGTATGCAGCCATTCCCATAAGAATATATTCTTCATCCATTGGCTTTAAACCAACTTTATGAGTCATGGCACTATAAAATAAACCTAAACTGTTTGGATATTGTTTGCTGTATAGTTTTATGTATTTTGCATTACCGTTATTATCGTAATATGCATCCCATATTGTTATGGTATCAAATTCTCCAATAGCATCTATAATAACCACTGTAGCATCAGTAAAAGGACTAGTTTGAAAACTAGCTGCGGCATGACTTAAATGATGATTATGTTTTTTAATACTTTTTTTGCCCAACATGTTATACATGTTGGGTCCTACTAATTCAGAATCAAACAAATTCAATAAAGAAGGTTTTTCTCCGGCACGGAGTTGTCTTAGTATCTTATAAAACGGTCTTTCGTAATAATGAAGTTCAAAATCACCAGTTGCATGATTCAACGCATCTTGAACAATACTTGCACACAAATTTTTGTCGTGCTTGTGTTTGCTGTATCTTTCACTATGGCTGGCAAAAAGTATATCACCCGTTCCAGAGATGACAGTTAATCCGGCATCATGAAAACCGTTGCTTATACCTATATAGTTCATTTGTAAATAAACGGATCGCGCTTTTTAAGTTCTTTGATTTTTTTTCTGTAAGTAATTTCTCGGTGAACTTTATGATAGTAATTGAATACTAATTCTTTTAGCTTGTTGAATAAACTCATGGGATGAACCTCATAACAAATGATGGAAATTGTGATTGATCCGTTCGGATTTGTTATTTATCTTGTATAATTCAGCTAGGAAATCTTTAAACTGTGGGTGTGCAGGATCAAAGATTGAAATATTACTAATGTCTTTAATCGTATACGCACCGGTATTCCAATGTACTATTTGTCTATAATTGATACTAAAAGTAAACGATGCCTTTTCAAAAATTTCCAACATCAAATTATAAAAAATTTCCATTTCTTTATAATTGTATTGAGAAACAACCATTGACAATGTTAGATGTTCAAGCGTAGTTTGTGTTCGTAAAAACTTTAAATTCTCAATTAGTGCATCCCAATCACCATTCAATCTGGTAATATTTTCATAAGTATGTTTTGTGCCAGCGTCAATACTTATTTCCATTGTTTTAATAAAGGGCTTGGCTTTTAACTTATCCCACATTTTTTCAGTCAACAATACACCATTGGTAATAATGTGTATTCTTTCAAGATTGGGATACTTACTAGCATCAAAATTTATAAGATAATCTCTGTATAACTTGCTATAAAAGGGATCACCACTTCCCGTAATCATTATAACCTTAGCAGATTCACTAAATTCGTTATCTACTGCATCTAGTAAATATTTTTTTGTTTTATGACTTTCAGATTCAAGGTCATCGTTAGGAACAAAATCTTTTCTGCATGAGGGACATTTTAAGTTGCAACTTCTATCAAATCCAAATAATATTTGTTCTGGAAATCCTGAATAATTTTCTAAATCATATGATTGTTGAAATTCTTCAATCGTTATAAAGTCCTTAGGCTTTACACCCGTGTTTACAAGTTGTGACAACTGAGGGCATACTTTATGGTCACAAAACTTATAAGTACCATCAGTTACTGACTCTCTAATATCTTTTACGGTCTGTGAAAACCAACTTTGTTTTAGTGTTTCGGTATCATTAAAGTTTGTGTTATTTTGTCTGATATTTGTAGGACACCAGCTGGGGCAACACACCCACTGAGTATCCTGCTGTATATCAATGTACTTAAAAGGATTTAAACAGACATACTTTTTAAGTATGTCTTTATTTTCTTGTTTCATAATGGAAGGGATCTCTTGCCTGTAACTCAGCCATCATTTGTTTGAAATTTTCTTCGGAGGTCTGATCTATTGTAGGACTATTTTCAAGATTTTGATCAAGCCAATCTTTCAACATTTTAGCATATTCTTGATGAGCAAAATAACCTGGATGAGGATCATCAGAATATCCCTTAATTTCATCACAAACAAATTTATTATTATCTCTTGAATATGCCAATATATTACTATAAAATAAATCGTTTTTATTGAAAAACTTATCATAAAATTTATACATATAACCGTGCATAAGTTTTATTGCAATATTGTTAGATTTACAAAACAAGTATAATCCAATCATGTCCCGGCTTATTTTTTTCCAAAACTCAAAAGTGTTATGAAATTTTTCAAAGTAGTGTTTAAAATCTTCTTGGACATCATCTACGCCTTCTGGGCGAGGATTATAGCAAGGAGTAGCGTATGCAAATTTTTGTGTGCTTAATTCTGAATTACAAATAAAGTATTTGCCCCAGTCATTGTAATACAGTTCACTTCTTCCGGGATCGGGCATTTCTAAAAACAAAAATAATCTATGACGATTATCCCAGTTTTTTTCCAAAAATTCATAAGTCATTCTTATGACTCTATCCAATCCTCCCCCACACTCGGCTTCATTGACACATTGTATGTTAATCAGTTTAGATAGCATGGCTCCATAATTTGCTTCAGTGCGTGTATCACTCCAAGATACATTATACAAGGTTTTGTAGCCCTCTAAACATTTTTCATTCCATGGTGCGATAGTGGTATCTTCTAATCCGCCCCCCATAGTATATGAGCTACCATTGATGTAAAATAAGTCGTAACCTTTATAACTCATGATGCATAATATAATTCAGGGTATTCTACTAATACATGCACTCCGCCGTTTTGATATGCCTCTAGATAAGATTTTTCAATCAAATTATATGAAGTCAAATCATAAAAAGAAATATTTTTACACATGTTTTTGAATTCATTAATATAATTACCCTTATGTTGATGACCCGGATCTAGTGGCTTATCTGACCCTTTACCCAATCTAATTATTAAATTAATTTTATGGCCGGTCATAAGTTCGTATTTGTCTACATGATTAATCAATTGATTGGCTGCACAAATAATAAAATCCCATCTTGGATAAAAAGTAATAACAGTTTTGCCTGTCATTGCAATGCCCAAACTCATTCCCATTTGAGTTTCTTCCATTACGGGAAGCTCTATCATTTTTTCTTTTGGCACATTATTAAGTGTTGTGCTCATTGGATTGCCAGCGTACAATATCTGCTGTCCAATAAAAATTGTATCCCCCTTGGTGCCCAATTCTGTCATTACTGACGACAATGCATCTTTATATACAGAATTATTGTCGCTCATATTGATCCAACTTTTCTATGATGTTTTTTGCCATTACTTGATGACATTCTAATGAAGGATGATGATCTTTGGGAGGATCTTCAAAGAAAACGGTATCTCCATTAATAACCAAATTCCTATTTTCTTTCATCATCGTTTCCATACAATCGTATTTTTGATTGTTATAGTTTATTTCCATAAATCTTTTGTTCAACCATTCATCTTGCTTGATATACTGTACAAAGTCTACAGGCCAAGAATAAATTATAGTTTTTATTCCCTTGCTTTCAAAATGCATTAAAAACTTTTTTACTTTCATCAAACTGTGTTGGATATATCTTGCTGATAACTCATCAAAGGTGTAATTTTTATCTCTAATGTATTTAAAAAAGTTTATAGACTCAACCGACCCGTCGTTCAATAAGTCTTGCCAAGAAAATGTAAAGTTATGTCCATCTTCTATAACTTGTTTTTTATCCCGAGTCCAGTATGTTAGTTGGTACACAAGGTATTTTACCTCATTGTATCCGTAACAGTTACGGTCAGCCATTGGTTTTTCACCCTGAAATAATTCATAAAAATAGCCCATAATTGAATCATTTGATCCGCCGTTATTTTTCTGAACTATTTCAAATGTATTAAAATGATTCGCAACTAATCTCGCGCCTCGCACAGAATCTTTGAAATTAAATTGTGCTTGAGTTAACAATGACTCATTGTATGCATCCGGTGCAGGTTCATCTAATGTAGGTAAGTTACTGTAATAATATAGTCCTTGACCCCAAGTAAATGAACAGCCAGCAAATGCTATCCCTTTCCTAATATTAGTATTTGGTTTTACTTTAAACATTTTGATCTCGTTGACTCCAACTGATTTCCCAGTCTTTAAATTCGGCTGCTAAACAATCTACTTTGTAATCTTTTCTGCCACCAATCGCTTCTTGAATTACATTTTTAGCTGTATTTCGTATACCATTTAATCCATGAGTTAACTCTAGATTATTACCATCTTTAATTCCACGCCGATAATTACTTTCATTATGCCAAATATGCAAGTTCATTTGAGACACAACAACTACTGCTCGTATTGTTTCAGCAGTAATTACACCATTATTCTCATCTAAAATCATTTGTATATCGTGTACAATATCTGCAATTTCTTGAGAATATGCTTCTTTATGTTCGGGTATAAACACTTCTTTAAGTTGAACAATACTTAAACGGTCAATTAAATCACCAAGTGAATGTAGATATCGGCGCTGTTTCATAAGTTTGTAAAGTTTCTATTATTGTGATTTATCGTCATTTGATATGCACTAATTAATTGTTGGATTCCATAATCTAAACTAAAACTTGGTCTCCAACCCAAACTTTCTAGTTTTTGATTACTAACAATATAATTTCTCTTATCAAAATCTTCTTTGAACTCATCCTGCTTGATTACCAAAGACGGGACATGTTCTTTTATCTTATTTGCTAATTCTAACTTGCTTAAGTTAGCATCAGACAACCCAACATTATATACATTATGGTTGCAAATATTATAATTGGATACCATGAACAAAAATGTTTGAGCTATGTCTTGCACATGTATATAATTTCTTTTGAAGTTTGCCTCAAACAATACTAGGTAACCATCTGTGACTGATTTATAAACAAAGTCATTGACCAATAAATCCTGTCTCATACGAGGGCTAACACCAAATACGGTAGCCAAACGCAATACAATACCATTACTTTTATCTAGCACATATTGTTCAGCATCGCACTTTGTCTGCGCATATAGACTTAACGGCTTGAATGGGCTATCTTCAGTAATAATTGAATCGCTAGATCCATATTGACTGTTTGTATTGGGTATTATCAATTTCTGATCGTTACTTAACCAATCCACGATGTTTTTGATTTGTTTATAATTAACATCAACCGTAAGCTCTGGATTGGATTTGCATGCAGGCATGCCAACAATCGCTGCTAACGGAATCACTATATCATGTGTAGTAACCAGTTCTTTTAGCAATTCGGTATTACGCACATCACCTTGAACAAACTTAAATTTTTCATGCTTGAATAGATGCAACAAGCTAAGTTGCTTGTACATTAAGTTGTCCAAAACCGTAACTTCATACTGTTGCTGTAAAAAGTATTCGGCCATAGTAGAGCCCAAATAGCCGGCGCCGCCTGTAATTAAAACCTTCATAGCAGTATTTACGGCTTACTGTTTGGATTGAATAAATTTTTGTTAGCTTTGTACCAATCTAGAGTTAATTTCAACCCCTCTTCAATTGTGAACTTGGGAGTCCAGCCTAATTGATTGATTTTCTTAGATGACAACAATCTTTTCGGTATCATAGGAGCCTTGTTGTTTACATATTCAACAGGATTATTGTTGTTTTCTATCTTTTTCAAGGTATCTAATATTTCATTTACGGTATACCCTTCACCATAACATACATTGTATATGTCGTATTTGTCTACTTTTTCAGCAACAAAAATAATACCTTCAGCCATATCTTCAACATACAACAAATCACGGACTTCAGTGCCGTCGCCCCATACTGGTATAGGATTAAGATTGTCTGCAACTTTTCTTATATTAGCTGGAGTAACGTGACACTTTTCATAATCAAACTTATCATTGGGACCAAACGCATTGCTAGGCCTAATGATGACACATTGCATTGGATCATGGATTTGATTGGAAAAGAACTCGCAAAGTTGCTCACCATATCTTTTCATTCCACCTACAGCTTTGTATATGGGAACTAAATCTGTCTTGTGAATATCAAGGTCTTCAGCGCAATAGCCGTCCTTCAAATCGGGATATGTAGTATTAGAACTTATGAACACAAACTTTTTAACTTTGTTTCTCCAACTTTGTTCCAAAAGATTTGTATTCATTTCCACATTGGGTGTTACATGTAACAATGGATTTACTTTTGTATCCAATGCGTTAGATGTGTTCGCTGAACAATGTATAACCACATCTATGTCTTTAGTGATTTCATTGCAAAATTCTGCATCTCGCAAATCACCTTTAAGGTTAGTTATATTTTTAGAGCCATCAAAATCAAATTTTGGTTCTCTAGAAAATGTTGTGGTTACAATATTAGTGTAGCCTTTTTGATGAAGTAGTTTTAAAATATTTGAGCCTATAAAACCACTCACGCCTGTTAATAATATTCTACTGTTTTTATTCATAATTCCTCATTTAAGTGTTTTTGTTGATACTTTTTTACAGTATGTTCTATGCCATCCTTAAGGGATGTTTTCGGCACTATGCCATACTGCACTTGCTTGTCAGCCGACAAACATCTAAGCAAATCACCATTTGGTTTAGTAGTATCCCAAATAATTTCTTTTCTTGTTCCGGTTAATTTTTCATAGACTTCTACTATAGTTTCAATTGTTTCTTTTATTGATACTGCTTTACCACAACCAAAGTTTATAGTATCTTTTACTTCTTTTTTAACTGTGTCAATCGCAGCTTGTGCTACATCATCACCGAAAACGAAGTCTCGTTTCGCGGACCCATCGCCCCAACAAATCATTTTGTCAGTATTAAATAGTTTCCAAATATTTGAACTTATTACTGTGGCATCTTGTGCGAAGTTGTCATTCTTTCCATAAATGTTAGAGGGGCGAATGATAGTATATCTATCAAAATTATACTGAATCTTTAGAGCATCTAACGCCAACTCTCCTATGCGTTTTGCCCAACCCGGATGCCAATCATTTTTGCTAGGCATTGTTTCCCAAACAGTATCTTCAACCATCACATCTGCCGGAGCATATACGCCCACACTTGACATGTATACTAGCCATTCAACATTTGCTTCAAATGCTGCTTTAAAAATATTCGTATTAAACATTAGCATAGGAAACATATAATCTGCCGGCGATGTTTTTGTTCTCTGGGGCGATCCCTTGATGCCTGCTAAGTGTAAAACAACATGTATATTTTTATTTTTAAATAGGTTCTCGCAGTTGGTCAAATAGCACAAATCAGTTTGAACTAATTCAATAATGTCAGGATTTAACTGTTGTAATGCGATTAATTCTTGATTAAACCGTAAGTCAACTGCGTAAATTTTGCTAACATTTTCATTTAATAATTTTTCAACGGTCGGTAGTCCAACTAATCCGTTAGCTCCAGTAACAACAACATTTTTATTTTGTAAATTCATTTTTATATATTATTCCGGCGTCCTTAATCACCTGTTTGAAAACTTCATAATGAGAAAATGTTTGAAGATGTTTTTGGTTGTGAACCAAAATATCAATAATTGAATAATACCATTCGTGAAGTTGATTGATGGGCATATTATTTAGTTGTATAACCTGATCTCCTGCTAATTTCATTCTCTTTAATGGATCAGGTTCTTCATCGTATGACTCATCAATAAAAGGAGAAAAAGTTTTAAAGCCCAAATCTTTCAATGTTTTTAATGCATGGTAGTCTCCGAAATACACGAAAGGCTGCAAATTCATAAAAGGTCTTACTGTTTTTTCTGAAAAGAAAGGAGTAAATTTTTCGTTGTTCATACATGTTTCACTTACAATATGAACATATGTGCTACTATAAAAATCTTTATTGTAATTGTCTACTGTACCAAATCCAGATAATTCTTTATATGACAAATGCTGGGTATCCAATTGAATCGGAACTCTAGATTTTAAGTCATCAATATATTTGTTAATATTAAGTTGATCTAAACCGTTCAAAATGTTTTTTATGTTGTAAAAATTGTTAGCAATGTTATTGATATCATTGATAACTAAAAAACTAAAATAACTGTTTTCGTATAGTTTATGCTTCAAGTATAGATAAGCCAAATAAATCCTGTGGCTTTTTCCATAATGCCTATTAAAGCATAAAAAACGTTTAGTTCTGGGTATACCGGTTAGCTCTTGCTCTCTAACTAAATCAGATATATATCCCAATTGTGTCTGTCGGGGGTACCGACTGAATAATTTTCCACCCTCATATAGTGCCAAAATACCAGTGACTGTATTGTATTCAGAATCAAGTTGCTTATTGCCAGCAATGAATATTGGATTATTTTTAGGTATGCCAACTTTTTCTAAATTTGACATAAAAAATTCTAAGTGTCTATCATGATGGCAAGGATCTTGAATTCCACAAATCAATAGCCTTACTTTGTTCGTTTTGAGTAATGAAACTATTTTTTTCGGTAAGCTATCTGTAAAGGAACATTTGGTTTCCGATCCATCAACATTAACACAATAATCATTGTACAGAACATGATTACCCTTGTTAGTTTCAATGGGGTAGAAATAAACATTGTCATCGTCTTTTATTTCATTTTCGTTGACAAAACAAGTGTCTATAAAAAACTCATTTAAATATGTCATCAATAAAGAATGCCCAAGCATGAAAAAATTTTCATATTCAGGATATTTTTCAAGAATCTTTTTTTCTAGGTTCTCTTGGCTTCCAAATCCTACCTGAATTGTTTCATTGTAGAATTTATAGTATTGTTTAATACCTTCGGGATGTATACCATTGGCTATAGGAAAATTGCCACGCGGTGTTTTTAACCAATGCGTGTATACAAACTTAAAATGCGATCCATTTACCAGAGCCATAATGCGGGTATTTTGATTTGTATGTGTAGTAAATTACATCATCGGGTATGTCACGTTGCACATTCCATGTTTTAACTGTCGGTGTGTAAGTTGAAATTCCATTATCTTCAACGACAAAGTATAAAGGTAAATCAAAATTTCTAGCGTACTTGTGCACCTCATAAAATGCACCAGTTTCAAAACACATATCACCGATGAAACACCAGACCTTTTCTTGTTTATTATCTAATTTAATTGATTGAGCTACACCCAATGCTATAGATAATGTTGATGCCACGATAGCAGACGAATAAAACTTTTCTTCATGATTGCATATTGTAATTGATTTTCCTTTAAGTATTTCTTCTTCAAGCCAACTAGTATCAAGACCTTTTAAAAGTGCGTGATAATGGGATCTCCATGTACTAAAAACCCAATCATTTTTATCTATTCTTTTAAAAATTTCAATTAATGGATTCTCATTACCATTACTCAAATGTACCGGGCCTCTGATTTTGGCATTTTCCCAATGGTCTATGATCTTAAGTTCAAAATCAATAAGGTCATTTTCAGTAAATCCAATATCTCTAACTATTGGATAATTTTGCAAGTTTTTAATCATAGATGTTTATTTGTCTCGTTCTTGTAATAAGGGCGTTGTGGTGGGCCACTCTAAATTAAATCTAGGATCATTAAATTTTATGACTCCCTGATCCTTCACATCATAGTACTCGCCTTTATAGAATAGGTAATAATGAAAGATGCAATCAGTCAATGCATAATGACCATTAGCGAACCCCGGCGGTATTAAAACTTGATGCCTGTGCTTTTCAGATAAGATATAAGATTCATATTTGCCATATGTCTCTGATCCTTCTCTTACATCCAACACTACCAAATATATGTCACCAACTAATGCTTGTACCAACTTATATGTTTTAGTATCGTAGTGCAAGCCTCTAAGCACATTTTTATAAGACTTACTGAATCTGCTGTGAAAATGTAAATCTTTAGGTAAGACTGAGTTTACGGGATGCAACTCGTCATGATATGTGGTAAAAATCTCTCCACGATGTTCATGAAAAACAGAAGGGGCAAAGATAGGAACTTCGTTACCAAATGTAGTTAAGTACGAAGTTTCAAAATCTTGCCATTTCTTTAATTTGTAGTTCATGAATATAATTTATCTCTAAGAGTGTCTGTAAGATTTTTTGAGTATGAATTATTTTTGTAAAAATTAACTAAATGGTTCTGATTGTGAATCAATATATCTTCCATAGACCAATACCAGTTATGTAGTTCTTGGATAGGCATATCACACAAACGTTTTATTTCTTGGTATATCTTTTGCAGTCTAATACTGTTATTTGATTCATTATCATAGCTTTCATCAATGAACGGAGAAAAAGTTTTAAAACCCAGTTCTCGTAACAATTTTAGCGAACCCGGCCACGATGCAAACACAAAGGGCATAAAATGTGCGATGGGCTTGAATACTTTTTCAGTTAAGGATTTGTTGGATAAATCCATGTATGTTTCGGTGGCGATATACAAATAACTACTAAGATAACTGTTAGGTACATCTGCCCAGCCACCTAATGAGTAAAAATCTTCATTAGCCTCATCACTTAAGGTTTTAGGAAGCTCGTTATGTAATTCCATTATTTTTTCTGGTTCAATTTTATTGAATCCAAAATTTGTTAGGGTTAGGTTCAAATGATTAATATCATGGTTTAATTTTTGTAGGCAAGACCAATTGCCCTTATTTAAATACCCATCATTATATAATTGAGCTAATAATACTTGTCTATGATCTCTGGGTCTACGAATCTTGAATAAGAAATGTTTAGGTCTTAGCTGATTTTTAGAAGATAGAAAATCCTCTCTATTCAATGTTTTTATATGTTTATTTTCACCGTAATGAAATGACGAATTTAAAATCATGTAGGGAAAATTAACTACATTTAACATTCTCTCCTCTTCAGAAAACCATTCTTTATAAACATCTGCACCATTAAATGTGTTAAACAATAAAAACACTTGCGATGGAGAAATACCGCTTTTTCGTAAACCACGGTGTAAATTTTCATAAATGTATTTTGGAACTTCGTTTTCTTGTAAGTAGTCAAGAACAATAAAAGCCCTACCTTGTCTGGCGTCAGTAAGAGCTTCATGTGACATATATTTCCAAAAATACTCACCATTGAGTTTGCTACCAGTGCATGTGTCCCCGGTAAAATCATCAATGTATGGCGTCATACTAACAGGATACAAATACTTATTATATTGTTTTTTACCCATAAACAAGGATGTTGAATCAATTTCAATATAGTCTTGTAGGCTTCCTGTTCTAAGTTGTGAGTCGGAATTCCAGCATGCTGGCCAATGACCATTCCCTAAACTATCGCCGAATATTTTTTGAAATAAATCGCTACTTTGATTTGACATAAACAAATCATTTCCGTTACTTCTGTTACTATGCTGACTGTGAATATAATTGATCAAAACAAAATCCATTTTCATACAATTAGGAATAACATAAGCCGGAAATACATAATCGTAAAATAGGGGAATTTTAACTCTCATGATTATTCCCCAAATGGCCTAAAGTAGACTGATTTGTCATATTTTTTACTAAAAAGATCATAAAATTTTATACCCTGTTCTCGTTGACTATCTTTAATGTTAATTTGTTCACAATAGTAAAATAATTTTTCAGACAATGGTGTATTAAATTCTGGAAACATCTTTTTCATATATTGATAATGCACATATTGTGAGGGATGTCCGTCAAAATTATTTTTATCTTTCCAAAACTGTTGAGTTTTTTCTTTATTTTCAATTTGATCTAAATCTGAAAAAAAAGTCGTTAGTGACAATGGATCATCCGCAATGCTATAAATCATGTCACTAACTTTGAATATATCTTCATCAGATAATTCTTTTGTGTTAGTTAAATACCAGTCATAGTCAAGTCCTAATAAAATTTTATGTTTAATTTTCTTTAAATCTAAAATCTTTTTAATTGTGCGTGCGGCTACCCAGGCATTATATACTTGCCATTTTTCAGACCAAATATTATCAACAATCCAAACTACATCTTTGTTACTTGGATTACTTGCTGCATGTACTACCAAATCCCCGTGAGTTTGTAGGCTATCGGATTTCATATAAGAAAATCTACCAATGCCTGTAAGCATTACAACTACATAATCTGTTTCTGAATTAAAATTCAATTTAGTGTCTGCTTCTATTAGACGATTGCTAATAAGTCGCATATCTGATCCAGATCTACCATAGTTATAGTATTCGTCAAAATTTGCTGATAAAAAGTCAGCCCAGGTGCCATATACATATTTGGTCATGCTGCAACCAAATGCAAACAATCTTTTTTTCATTTTTTAAGTATCCAATTATATAAATTATCAGCTATCCAAATATGACCGGTTTCACTAGGGTGGTATCCATCATTAGCAAGTAACTTCAATTCTTTACATACAACTTTATTAAGTGAATTGTTGTATCCTAAAAAATACTTTTCTTTCTTTATTCCACTGTGCAGGTTTTTAGTTAATGAATCATTTTCCCAAAATCTATACCTTAATAATAAATTATCATCTACTGCATTCATAAAAGCATAATTTAATTTATTATTTTCTAAAAAGTTTTGCAACAACAATTGCTGTTGATAAAGAGTAGTTAGAGAATCGTAATCAGAATATATATTGGCATAAAAATACTTCATATTTTCGCCATCTTCAGAAATTGTGTTATCTTCATTTAATGGTACATGTCCTGGTAGGTACATATTCCAATTATTAAATTTTCTAGAATAGAACATAGTTCGGGTGAACCCTGTCCAAGAAAAAATAATGAAGGTGTCTGGTGTAAATTTTTTTAAATCTTCAAAGAAGCGAATTAAAGAAAATTTGTTAGAGCCACCTCTTTCCCCGCGATTAAAGACGGGAACATTAAATTTATTACCTAAAAGCTGTGGCCAGGCGTCCTCTTGTTTGACACCATCACCGTACACAAAACTACAGCCATACGCATAAATCTCTGAAATCATTCGTCTTTATACTCCCCTTCTTCATGGTGGCTTATACCTATATTGTGTAGTGGTTTTATTTCAAAGGTTTTATTTAACTCTATAGATTCGTACCAATCTTTTAACTCAGGAAAGGTTTCAACTAAATTTTTATTTCTTCTTTCATCATACTGAGTAAAGAAACTTTTAAAATCATGAAATAATAAAGCTTTGTCGTCAGTCACAAAAGTATGACCGGTTTTTACTACTTCAATATAATCAAGTAATCTTTGAATTTGCGCCTTCTCTCCCTCAGATAGCAATTTACTTTGTTTGTGCTTTTTAAACCATTTTAATAATTTTGCGTGTAAAGTACTTTTGATATCATCCGGTAGAGTTACAGGACTCATCATGCCAGGCCATCTTAAAATGTTTAAATCTAACAATGGTTTAACTGTACCATATTTTGCCTTTAATTTAAGCATGTCATCCATAAATTCTGTGATGCTGAATAAGCACAAATTATTAATGGTCATCATAATTGTTAGCATGCTTAAATTGGCATTATCAAGCAACTTAACCATGTTCTCTCGCCACTTTACATAATCTAAACCATCTCGTATATACTCGGCATGTTTGCCGTAACTTTCATTGCTTGTAAATATTCTTACTTCTTTAACAGGTAAAGTTTTTGTAACATCTATCAACTTTTGCAATGCCTTCTCTGACATTCCCAAATTGGTGTTTACCGCAAAGTTCATGTTAGGTGATGCGAACTCATGCATTTTATCAACAAATCGCCAAAAGTTCTGACTTACAGTTGCTTCACCGCCTGTAATTCTTAATTCCATTAAGGATTGCGACAATTCAGGCCACCATTTAAAAAAGGCATCTACATATGGATTTTCATCTAAATGTTTGCCGTATGCTTCAGCCCAACTTCCATCTGTTTGATATGCTCCACCCCCGCCGCCTGGCGCGATAAAGTTTTGGTATGCACCGTTCTTTTCTAAATCTTGTGCCCAAGTCGTGCTGTAACCCGCATTACAATAACTGCATGCAAAGTTGCATTGTCTGTCAAAACTTATCTCCAAAGTCTTTAACAAAACATCTTGATCCCAAGGCAGGTCTTTTAACTTTACAATATCTTCGTAATTGTAAAATATGCTTTTATAAACTCGGTCACTGACATTATCTCTTTGTATGCCTTCAACTTTCCAGCAGTAGTTACATTCTGCAGGTCGTACACCTTCTAGCATCATTTTTCTTACATTTTTCTTATGATCTGTGTTGTGCAATGCTGATGGATTCTGTGCTACCTGATCTTTGTCCATTAAATGTGGTAAGGGCAGGTGACAAGACCCAGTGTAACCTGATCCTAAGAAAATAGAAGCATTATACCACTTAGCTGCGCAAAAGCTAGGGCTGATAGCGTCTAAAACATTTTTGCGCCATTGGATCAAATTTGTTGACATATTAATTGGGTATTAGTTTTTCTTTTGCCATTTTACACTTATTATAGAACTCTGCCATTTCAGGGAAAGTTTTAACAAAGTTTCTGTTGTGTCTCTTGTCAATTTCATTTACGAAATCAAAAAATCTTGCTCTGTGTAATAGAATGGTTTCATGATCTTCTTCATGAATTTTGTTAAAATTCATTGCCTCAATAACAATGCGTTTGAATTTTTCTATTTCATAATCTTCAAAGCCCTGATGTAGGCCCATACCATTAACATTTCCACTAGCAAATCTTATCATATAATTAAAGCTAGGAATCATGTAATCTTGTATCAAATTTTTGTCAATATAGTGGGCATCTAAAAAGCCCGGACTTCTTAAATAAGGAACATCTAAACCAACTAGACCATGATGATTTTGACACCGTTCTTTGCGCTGTCGTTGCGTATAGTCACCATCTGCTAATCTGTACCCAAATTGCTCTTCCAAGTCAATCAATGCCATGTCTGGATTATAAATTGATTTCAAATTAGCTTGCCACTCTAATAATTGCTTCATGCTTGTGACACTGAAAATATTGTAAGTACACATAATGGTTGCACGAATATTTCCAATTTTAAGCAATTGCTCGTATCTAGTTTTAAACAGTTCAAAATTTAATCCAGGACGCGCATATTCGGCTCTTTCACCCCAACCGTCTACACTAGTAAATACCGTAAATCTTTTAACACACTTGTTGTTTGTGAGTATTTGAATCTTTTCTATAAACTGATCCCACAATTTTTGTGGGGCACCCAGATTACTGTTAATACTAAATTCAAGCTCAGGATTAGGATTATCAATAAACCAATCTATACTGCGAAAGGTTTCTTTACTTAGCAAAGGTTCGCCGCCAGTAATGCGATATACCTTTAATTGCTTGTAAACTTCAGGGAACCATTTCCAAAACGCATCTACATACGGATTAAACTCACTACTCTTATAGGTGAGGCTATCTAAATCTTGCCAGCCATGACTCCATTGAGAATACTTTGTATTGTCTAATAACTTAATAGGCCCATGTTGCTTTAAATTCTCCACCCATTTTGAACTATATTCAGGTCCACAATATGTGCAGGCAAAATTACAAACATTACTGAAATCAACTTCTAAGTAGGTTGGTACTATATTATCTTCTGGATCAGTATTAACAATTCTGTCATGCTCATTTAACGCCCAAGGCTCTAGGCTTTTAAAGAATCTGTCACTATATCCATTGGTATCTTCAACTCTCCAACAGTAATCACATTCGCTTGGTCTTTCATTTTCAAACATTTCTCTACGGGCCTTTTTAAGGCGGTTCGTATTGAATAATGCAGCAGGATTTTTTTCAATTTCTTCTAATGGAATTTTATGTGGGCTAGGATGGTGACAAGAATGCGTCATCCCTGTTCCCAAATGCATTGTAACTTGAGTGAATTTGGCTAGACAAAATCCTTTACCAGTCTCACCTAGTAAATCTTTTACTTTATCTAGATTTTCATTACTTGAATCAATATAGTTACTTTTATTTCTAATCCAAATAACATCATTTAATTTTTTCTTACTCATTACCATCCTTCAATTTGGCGAACAACATCCATTTCTTTAACTAACAGACCTCTGTTATACTTATCGGCACCATAGTGTCGTTTAAAGAATTTGCTTTGCTCGGGGCTTAATGTACAGATAGGTAGCCCTAGTTTATTTTCTAATTGTGATCCAATTTGCTCGGCTGCATCTTTAGGATCTTTGCCTTCACCATATTCTTTCCATAGTTCAGGGTAATTATCAAACCATTGCACATTAGTATGATCCCAGTCACTTAACATCGTTAAGAATGTACCTAATCGCGCGCCGTATATTGCCCAATATCCATTATCTACATCACTGCCAACATTCTGCCATATTGTCAAGTTATTAAGATTTCTACTTGAAACTGTTTCTTTAAAGTGTTCTACTGTGGGTACTGCGCCACGATCTAGGCACATCTTGACGCCTTCCCTGAAGCCCGCACGCCAAGCTTGAAATGGAGTATAGTTAGGATACGTAGTTGAATAGCAATCATACATGGCCCAATACAAATTGTCAGTGCTATCTAAACAAAAGTCTGCAATGCGTGTTACATCACCCTCAGTTTGAGCCTCATGAGTTTTCATGTTAGCAACATAAGTTTTTGTCCAACTACTCATGCCACCATTGCCATATCGTAGACCATTGATTGCGTTGATAGCTTTCCAACGATATTGCGCAAGTTTATAGTTAGGATCTTTGTCAGTAAAGTCAAGTTGCAAGTTAAAGAATGATTCATCCGGCATGTTGTCGCCGTCAATAAGAATAAACCTTTCTGTGTCGCTTGCTTCCCCGGCAGCTTTGTGTGCTGCATCACTTCCTTTGACCCCATCAACTCTTTTTGCCCAAGGCACCATGTTTTTAATCTTGAGCCAAAATTCTTCTTTTTGCGGTTCATCGTAGCTAAGATAAATGCAATCCAAATCTACGATATCAACAATGTCATCATCTGTATTCATATGTTTGCAGCTTCCAGTGGGTTACATCACCCGAATAACTATCATCAACTACAATGCTTATATCTTCTTTTGCACATTTTTGTCCCACTATGTTGGGCATTAATTTGGATATTATTGCATTGGGATTTACTGTAGAAATTTTCCCATCAATAACACGAACATCAGGTCTTGCTTGTGCAAATGTTTGAGCATCAATAACAATAAAATTACCAGGTAACTTTTCACAAGTATAGCACACTACTTTACCTGTGTCATCATAATATAGTCTGAATTCGGGAGGCTGAATCTGGGGAGCTTCCCAAATAACAATCATTTCATCGTTATTCATATAAATTTATTTGCAAAAGATTTAACATGATAGTGTACCGGATACATTTGCGGAACTGTATTGATCCGAAATTGATCAGATAAAATTTCATACACTAAAGTATCTGTCCAGTTTTCCGTAGGCAAATCATTTATGAACTGTTTCATATGCACCATGCCCATTTGAGTGAATGCTGGTAATGTTGTATTTTCTTCGCCCATAATATGACATGCCAATGCATATACCCAATCGGTAGTTGCTTCTTCATCAACATTACACTTTAATACTTTCTTGTATTCGTCCCAATTTTCAAAAATATTTCTAACCAAACTAAAAAACTTTTTAGACTTTTCGCTCTTTCTAAAATATGTGATAGCGTTATAAACATCAGGTAATTTATTTTCATCTATAAACTTACGGTACGCCCTAGACGATGATATTTCTTGTTTAAAATTTCTTATTGTAGTGCTTACAACTAAATCATGATTTTTAAGAATATCCCACCAATACTCAATAGAAGTGGGCACATACATATCAGCTTCTAGCTTGATTGTATATTCATATGGACTTGCCTCATAAACTTGCCAATCGTTGATTAGTTTCCAGTCACTATTAGGTGCCAAATCGCCATATGGCAACTTTGTGATGATTGTAACATTAGACTCGGGCATAACTTTTTTGATGCTAGCCTCTAGAACTTCCGCGCACTTAACATAATCTGTTGTTGCCGTATTTTGTGCAAGTATTACAAATCCTTTGTTCATAGAATAAGCTCCATAAAGTTATCTTTATTCATGACATGGAAGTCCATATCTTTTATGATCGCATATTCTTTACGGATTTTGCCACGGCGCCAATTATCAAATAGTACAGTATATTCTGTATTAAATGGTAGATCAGAATTTTTATAAACTGATGTTTTTTTACCAACATGAACTAAATTCCAAGGAATAATATCCCCGGGTAAAACAGTATGACCATTAGCAATTCTAAGTGCTAGTGTCAGTGCATAATCATTTCTATATACACCGCCCACAAAACTATGAATATTTGCATAATGGTCATAGTTTTTCTGAACCATTTCTAAACATTCAAATATTTGTTTTGCTCTTTTGGTTTTTCTGAAAGTAACAACAGTTGCCCATAGTGTCTTAAAACTGTAGGCGCTTAAAATTTCTTGAGGTGCATCGGGATACATTAAAAAACTTGTAGTGTCATGACAACAAAAGTCAATTGATACATCAAAGGTTTTTAATAACTTGTTTGAATTAATCATGTAGTCTGTATCAACTAAGATTGTTTCATCATATGGGCTTAATTCAAAGGCTTGGTATCTACCCTTATTAATCCATACGCCCCAATCTCTCAAATTATTTTTGTCCGGTTCTGTAATAATTATTTTGTCAAAGTTATATCCGGTAGATGATGTCCGTGATTCTTCATCTGTGACAATAGTGACTGGTAAGTCTAAGAAGTGATTGATTCTTTTTGCAGTCTCTTCTGCCATTCTATAATAATCGTAACGGCCACTGTTAAATGCAAATAATAAGGCTCCCCGTATCATCTATTGCCTTCTAAATTTTTCCATTCTGCATGCCATTCTTGCATCACAGAGTTATATGTGTTAGACAAAGAATCAAATAATTCTTGGCGGTTAACTTCAACTGGATTGCCAAAAGTGTCAATTAAAACTACCTTTTCATTAGTTAATGCTGATAGTAATGTAATGGTAATATTGTCTGCCTTCCACAACCCACCCTGTTCTGCTATTATTAATTTACTTTCGTATTTTTCTTTTAGGTATGCCTTGGTTGCGTTGTGATTAAATCTAGCTTTTGCCTCTAAAATTAAGGTTGTGGTATCCATCTAAAACTCCTAAAAGTATTTAGATGGATGAGTATGCGAGATAAAATTTATGAACCGGATACAGTACCAGACACTGTAGGAGACCCCCAAGTACTTGAAATATAAGTAGTGCTCGGAGGTCTTATAGTTACAGTTGTAGCTGAACCCGAAGATACTGACAGTCCATTGGGAATTTCATCCCAAAGAGTGTACAATGTAATTACAGAGCCGGCGTCACCATTTGAACCCTGTGTTCCGTTAGTCGCGGCAATTACTCGTATGAAAGTGCTTAGGTATCCAGATGGACCTGTACTTGCTGTTTGCGTAAACAATGTTGTATTGGCCGTAGACAATCCAAAATAACCTGAATTAGTTGATATTGTGGGGGAATTTCCGCCGCCGCCGATCTTAGTTACGCCATTGTAACTAGTCCCGGCTATTGTAACAGCACCTGATGTTGGGCTACTTAAAACAATTGTTCCCACATTACTAGCCAAACCGTTAAACAATAAATTTATTCCAGTACCCGATGGATGCGAGCAAGTAACTGCTAACTGGCCGCCTGCGTTAAAGAAATATCTAGCAGCATCACCTGAACTAAAAGTAACAGTATGAGTGAAAGTTATTGCTGAACTCCATGCAGAACCAAATGTTGCAGTATTTGAACTGGTTGAGCCTTGACTAGCTGCATTTAATCTGTTTGTGTATATTGTAGACAAATTGGTCGGAACAGCACTTAAAAAAGCAATAGTGTTACCAGTTGCCGGAGCTGTAACAGATGTAATTGACGATCCTTGGTGTTGTGCCGCGCTAGATGTATTGTTAACTAATGATGCCCAATTGGTAGCAGTTACTGTGGTTCCTATTGCTACGTTTGCAACTGCGGATTGTCCATAGCCAGCATTTGTGCCTCCTGTAGCCCATACTGTATTAAGTTTGTTGGCTGTGGTGACTGGGTTACCACCAACAAGATTGTTGAAGTCTGCGGCTTCAATTAAACCATATTGTGCGTAACTCATCTTTTATCCTTAATTTATTTTAACAAATGCTTCAACTGTGCCAATGTCATTTGAATTTTTATTTTCTAATGATCGTCCAATTATATTAAATGCTGTAGCTTCACCTTGTTCTGCTGCACGGGCCATACCATTACCTGCACTAACTAATCGTTGGCCCTTCTTAACTTTACCGGTTACTTTTACTTTTACTCTTCCGCCCACGGCGATTGGGGGATGTGTATTATTGTCGCCGGCGCCTGCATTCATCAAATATCCGGCGGTTTCAGATACAACACCAAACACATCATCGCTTAATTCGTATTGGACAGCAGTAATTTCTTTTTCGCCACCTAGCTCAACAACGGTTCCGGCATCATAGTAGCGGTCTGCTTCAAATCGTTCTGCCAAGTCAGCGTATGTTGCATTAAGTCTTGATCCAGATGTTAATGTCCAGTTACCGGTAATGCTACCTGTTGTTGTATTAGCTCCGGTAGAAATTGTTCTACCATTAAACACTGAGCTTCCACCTACAACGCCTAAATTACCAGTGTATGTTGGTAAATAAGCTTGAACATTACTGTCGTTATATGTTCCAGCGTATGTAATTGGGTTACCAGTTAAATCCATGATACAGTTAGCATTTGCAACTTTAATACCTAAAGTCCCTGCACCTGAAATAACTAAATTACCGGTATTCATCCACACTGTGGTTCCAGCAACACCGTTTGCTGTTCCGGTACCGGTTGCAGTCCAAGTTCCAGTTAACGTACCTGCAGTCGTTGTTCCGCCAGTAGTAATTGCCTGAGTTCTCAATGTGCCGATATTTGCAGTGGTTATGTTGCCATCAGCAATGTTTGCACTTGCAGAAACGGTTAAGTAGTTAAATGACGCTGCATTGGCATTACTATTATTAGTTGCTGTAATATTATTAGCAGTTAAATTGCCAGTTACTGTTACTGCACTAAAGGTTGTTGCACCACCGCTTGATGTTGAGGTCAATGTAGACCATGCACTTGCATTAGTTTCACCGTCTGATGGACAAACTTTTAATGCGTTATTGTTAGTATCATACCAAAGTTGACCACGCAGTGGGTTCGCTGGAGGGGTAGAATCTGCGAAGTTTTCTACCATGTGTGTAAAGTTAGTGTCTAACGATTGACCATAACCAGCATAATTACGACCTGGTAGGCCTAATGGAGTACTTGTAGTGTTAATAGTACCATCGGGTATTGTTGTTAGAACTGTACCGTCGCTCTTAACAATTGTATATGCCATGTTTTAATGCTCCGCTATATATTTATCTATTTAAATCGTTACCAGGTTAGTCAAGCTTTGAATTCTAACTGTGTAATCTATTTGAATTTGTCTGTTTAAAGACTTCTGAACCGGGTGAAAAATCACATGGGTCAAAAGTCTGGTAATTACATTACCTTCGTTGTCTGTACCGTAATTTGCCAAAAGTCCCAATTCATCAAAAATGAAGCTAGAATCAGTTTGGGTGCTGTTGTCAAATGCAGCTTGGCCTGCAGGCTCACCATAATCAAGTAAACACTGAACTAAGATATCTGTGTAAACCTTACCAGTAGTGTGAGAAACTGTCATCTTGTTTCTTGTTGGATCTAGGTTGAAAACGCTGGTATCGTCAACAATTTTAGCGTAGGTTTGATTATAAAGAGCAGCATTTTGCCCCGTTGTATTTGGGGGTAGGTATGTGATAACACCTGTTTCGTCTACGCTTGCGCCACCGTTTCCAAAAGCCATTTGATAGATTTCACCGTAACCACGACTACTTAGTGTGTCAGCAATCGCTTCTGACATATTTTCATAGTTGATGGCATTCTTTTTATCTACAAAGATTTCCCCATTATTGGGGTCATAGATTTTTAGAAAACCTTCTATTTTATATGATAAAGTAATGACTGACATTAGTTATCGCCTCTTTTTTGAACTAAAACTTGCTTTGTATTGGGATCAAATATTTTGATGTGTGAGGAAAAATAAAACCCACCAACTTCGTTGGGTTTCTTTTCAGCAATTTTTTCAGGTTTCTGCTGTGAATTTGGGATAATTTTACTCATAATATTTATTTATCATTCAAGTTTGGTCTTGGTTTAAGAAAATTGCACTTGCAGTTGTGCTTATCTGTAATGGATCGCCCAATGTTGTATTAAAGGTATAACTATTCCAAGTCTGGTTATACTGTATGTTTGTCATACGGTTATTAGACAAATAGCTGTATACCTCAGAGTATTTAGGAATAATTACCTGTTCTCCGGTACCATTAGCACCGCGTTGCAAGTTATATAACGCATTTAACGCTATTACTGTCCCTGATCCAGGAATAATGGTATTGTTATTGGTCGCAGTAAATGTGACCCCAACAGTATTTGAGCTAGCCCCATATAGTGTAAAATCGGTAGATCCTACTGTTTCTATTGTATATTTTTGACCATATACAATTTCACCTGCAGTGATCACCGGATTAACAGTTCTAAATCTAATTTGCTCACCATTGATAGATACCAAATTACCTTCTAGAACCACAATCGTTAAACTATCCCCTGCGGTTATGTAATTTCCCTGATTAATTCTCAATATCGGAGACAATTCTTCAACGACAATTTCATAATTTGAGCTTCCAATGAGTTGTGATGTTGTATTATTGTAGACTGAAATTCCTGTAATAATTCTCTTATCTGCGGTCAATCCAATATCATAAACACCATTCAATAATGAAGGAGTTGTAACATTTTGAATTACATTATCGGTCAAATGAACAATATCGTTTACATATATAATGTTATCTGTATTGTAAAGATCCTGTGTCATCCAAGTTCTAGATAATGAGTTAGCACGATACACAGTTGCTTCATTTACTGAATTTACAGTCAATACATAAACTTCTTCGTTCGGTGTTGCGCTTGGCATCATACTTGTAATAATCACAACATCGGTAGTAATTATTGTTTCTAAGATGCTAATCTGATTACCAGCATTGATGCGCAAGCTTGATGACGGTACTCTGTAGCCGTTGACAGTTACCCAAAGTCTATCTACATTTACTTGTTCCCATTGAGAAATAGTAATAGTGTTAGGTGCTGCAGTACCACTTGTTAAAGTCTTAACTGTACCATCATATGTTTCACTTATAGTGATATTGTTACTTGCTCTGGTCTTAATATAATAAACAGTTCCTGTAACCAAACCACCAATGATAGTTGTACCAAGTGGATCACCAATCTGAGTAAATACTATTGGTGTTCCTGCAACTAAACTAGAACCATCGGCTACAGTAATTATATTTCCAGTTGAACTGGTCGATGTTACTGTGCTAGTCTGCAATGTAAATGTGTCAGAAACCCATACATATCCAGCACCAGTGTAAGCAGTAATCTGAGTTATTGGGCTGTTGACAGCATTAAATGCAGGATCGTATTCAGTTTGATAAATCCAGAATGATGTATCATTAATAACCTGAACATAATATAGATTGTTGTTTAACTGCGTAGAACCAGTCGTGCCGTCAATTCTAACTATATCGTTTGTAACAAAGTTATGATTTATTCCTGTTGTTATTCTTACTGCAGGATTTCCACCAACAATTACATTCATCGTACCTACAGCGTCTGATACCGGGACTAGTGTTCCAGTACTGTCTTTAATAGTAAATTCGGTTAGACTATCAACACTTCTTACAAAATATACAGTACCATCTGTTAATACTCCACCAAAGCTAGTACCTTGGAATATTACTATATCATTAACAGTGAAATTAGTTGTACTAATCACAGTTATATAATCTGTCGCCGAAGTTGTTGCTGTTGCTTGAGTAGATGCAGAAGGTGAAGAAATATTATTGTTAATAGAAACAATATTTGCTACAGTTTCACCAGTAATACCGAATTGACTATTCAAATACTGTCTACTTGTATCATTAAAAGTAGTGACAGCAATGTTATCATTTAAAGAAGGAATAGTAGTAAAGGTAATTGTCTCGGCACTAGAGTTGATAGTGTAGTCCGTATTATCAAGACGCAATCCATTTATTTCCACTACTGCATTTGCTGCATTGTTCAAGTCAACAAAGTTGGTTAAGTTAAATGTACTTGTAACTCCATCACCAACAAACATTTGAAGTTCAGGTATAGAATATCCATATTGTTGAGGGTTAGTTTCTCCAAACAATGTATAACTTAAGAAGTCAATACCATTTACATATGGGGCGCTAAAAATAATCTTAGCTTGAATTCCGTTTGGCTGTAATCCAAACGCATAATCACGGGTTATTAGTTGAGCACCACCAGTATCTGTTGTTAGAGCAATAGCAGGACCACCTTGAGTTAAACTAATTGTAAACTCATTGTTGTCTACAATAGATTCAATATAGTAAGTTGTTAAGGGTTGAATTACTCCACCAAAAATTGTATTACTGAATACAATCTTATCTCCAACTACCATAGCACTTGTTGTGTTGCAAGTAACTGTATTGGTTGCCCCGTTAGTTTTTGTAACAGTCCCTGTTGTTCCATGTACTAACTTTGTACCATTATGATAGATTAAAGGATCTGTCCAAGTAACACCTGATCCAACCTGTATAATAGCATACATGGACCCTGTGTCATCTGTTACGGCAAATGTTGGTCCGGCTACGCCAGTAGATAAGTCAATACTAGTAGAAACTGTAATGCTTGAACTTGCCAAACTTATTGTTTTTACATAATAATTTGTATCCTCTAATAGTCCACCAAAAGTAATACCTTGGAATCTAATTGGATCGTTCAAGTTAAATTCTCGTACACTTTCGCATACAATAGAATTTGATAGACTTATTGTTTCAGTAGCTTGAACCGAAACTGGATTAGTATTGGGTTGAATTACCCCACTGCCATTAAAAGAAGGTGCAGAGTAATTACAATTTACAAATATCTCATTAAATCCAGTAGTTTCATTGTATCTGATAGGATCAGTCTGTGTATCAGCCTTTACTAACTGATTACCGTTGCCTGTTTCGTATATATCTACACGCAATGAATCTGTAATTGGACTGAATGGGAGTGCGTTGTTCAGAGTAATGATAGAATCAATCCAATTAACGGTATAATCAATAGTTTCATATAAGCGGGTAGACAATCCTGTTACTCCACTAGTTTGATATACACTTATTTGTGCGGGTGTTTGAGCAACATTATGGAATACATATTCAGTTTGAAGTTCAAATGAAGGAGTCAATTCTAACGATATTACATTAAATCCAACATGTTGATATTCTGTTGCTTCCCAAGTTGTGCCGGGCCGGGTAGCAACAGTCATCATTAATGTGTCCGTAACTACACCAGGTACTAGTTCTTCTGGTCCATAACCATCAGTAAATTCACCACCTTGAATATCGTAAGTTGATTCCAACTGAATAATGATGGCATCGTCTACCCAAGTTACGCCGCCGTCATAACTAATTAGTGCTGTATTGTTTTCACCAACAACTAATATTCTTCCATTGGTTTCATCAACTGCAATACCTTTTAAATTGTTAGTTGTATTAGAAACTTGAGTTGTCCATGTGGCAAAGTCAGTACTTGTTACGATAGTACCATTATTTCCAACTGCTATTAAAGTTTCAAAAGTGGCTGTTCCAGTTCCCGATCCTGTGCCCAAAGCCACAAAGATTGTACCCGGGTTATTATTTGCAGCACCAAGTGAAATAAAGTCTGTAGTACCTGCGGTTTCAATAATATAAACTTGTCCAATGATAAAGTTACCAGCAGTAATAATAGAAGAAACAAATTTAACATCATTAAGTGTTTCTTCATCTGCTACTGTAACTGTAGTCAAGAATACAGGAGATGCGGTAGTTAATGCTACAGTAGGTATTAATGATGAGGCAGAACTTAAAACAATTGTATTATCGCCCGTGTCAACTGACTTGACCCAATAATTTGTGCCAGTAGTTATACCACCAAAGCTAGAGCCGGTGAATTTTACTTTTTGTCCCACTGTAAATGTAGTTCCTGGAACAATTTGAACTTTGTTTGTAGTTCCATAAGAGTTTAAAACTACTGCTTCATTTAAACCATTCCAATTATTGCCATCAAATGATTTATAAATTATACCATCTTCACCTACTGCAATAATGTTTCCAACACCAGTACTTGTGAAAGTGCCACTGGTAACTGCTCTTAATCCTTTATAATTTATAGGGTTAAACTGTGTCCAGTTAGAACCATTTAATGCAGCAATAAAAGTGCCTCTTGGATATATATTTCCGCCTATTTGTTGTTCTCCGGATCCTACTGCTATTAGTCCGTTGAAGCCTGAATTTATATTGACCCCTGTTAAACCATAAACAGTATAACTTAATGAGGGTAAATAATAAGGATTAATTGCTGACCAATTATTTGTATCCGAGCTAATTAATATTGCGTTTGTACCGCCAGCTGCATAATAATTTTGACTGCCAGTATTATATACACCGATACTATTAATATTATAGTTTCCTGCAGTACCTTTTACAGTCCAAATTTCTCCATCTGTGCTCTTAAATATTGGAGTTGCATAATTTGTAGATGTTACTAAATACTCGCCATCGTGATATAAACTATCTGTAAGATTTACATTACTTCCAGCTAACTTAGTAGATATCCAACTATTTGCTTCTGTCGCAATTGCAGAGTAATCAGCGGTATTGAAAGTTACATAGAATTTATCTAAGCCATATACTGCACTGGTTGAATCTACATCAGTTTGTGTAAAACTGGTTGAAGGTAGTATAACATCTAATGAATATTGATCGTCCGGCGCAAACGCATTACCCAAATATGTACTGTTTGGGTAAGTAATACCAGTAACTAGCTGAGTTAAATCTAAGCCCGGCATGTTAACAGTAGGTTGATAGTAACCCATAATTCTGTCAAGCGCATTCAATCTACGGTCACCTGAGTCTAGTAGTTCCCATTTTCCTAAAACAAATTCAGTGTCATTGTTACTTACAACACAAACATATACTTGATTGTTGAACTTAACAATACTTTGATTGAAGTAGAAGGGTTCCGGAAGTAATGCATAATCTCCTGATTTAGCAACAGTCATGGATCCTGTTGCATCAGCAGAAACATTAAATGTAGTGCCTCCTGGGATCTCTGATACTGTAATTGTAGTAGATGTTGGCTTTGACTTGATATAATAAGTCTGCCCTAAAGTTACTCCACCAAATACAGTGCCGGTAAATACTACAGGGTCATTCAAGTCAAAATCACTAGAACTGGTTACAGTAAATCTATCAGTTGACGCTGTACATGCAGTAACCCCAGTAGAAGTTATACCATTGTATCCAAATCCTATGCCACTAACTGGAATAGTCATCAATGAGTTAGAGTAAACTTCTAATTCATTTTCACTAATTACCTTTAAGTAGTAGTCTGATGATGTTGCTGGAATTGTTCCATTTACAATAAATGATGTGACTTCTCCGTTTGCATCAATGCTATTTACAATTAAGTTTACATCATTAGCAGGAGTTGTTCCACCAAAGTTTGTACCGGGTATGTTGATAGTATTTTCTAATGCATAACCTTCGCCCGCATTGATGATAGTAACTTTATATCCACCTAATATCCAGCTTATGTCATAAGTAGCTGAAGTGGTTATTTCTTGTGTCAATGTTACTGTTGCTGTTGCTGTTGCACTAGATAATGATACTTCGGCACCACCAGCTGAGGTACTTACTGTAATGTATGGTTCTCCAGTACCGGTCATTGAGCCATTCTGAGTAGTCAATGTTACTACAACGCCGCCAGGAAAATCAGTAATTTTGAAGTGCGTGCTATCTATGATAGATTCAACATAATAAGTTTGATCTATCTGTATTCCACCTAATCCAAATCCAGAGAATGTGATAGGCATATCTACATACAAGGATTCGGTAGTGTCACATGTTATTTCATTTGTAGATGAACTAGTGCTTGTAGCTGCGATTGATATTACACCAGTGTCTAAAACATAGTATGTTGTACCGGTGGTTAATCCGCCTATGTTTGTGTCTATTGTAAATGGCATGTTTACATAAACATTAGTTAATCCGCCGCTACTAGTAGATAACGCTACTCTATTAACAGTAGTAATAGTCGCACTAATACTTCTTTCAATTAAGTCGTTAGTTGTCTCGCCGGTAAATGGTCCTGAGAATATACCACTAGTTGGGTAAAGAGTGAACTTTTGACCATTGATTTGCCCTGGACTTACTGGTAGATTGACATTTATTGTCATGTTACCGGTTAAAGTTTCAGTAATTTGTAACACATCTACTTGACTAGTCAATGTCGCACTTGATGAAGCAGACGCTGTACTTAGTGACAAGATTGCCCCATTAACTTGTGTAGAGATTTGTATTTGATCTAAACCCAATACAGTAGCAACATAGTATACAGTACCTGCAACAATGCCACCGACCGATTCGTTGAAAATTATTGGATTGTTAACCTGTAGTTTTGTTGTTTCTTCAGCTAATAAAACAATATTTGGACTTTGAGTTCCCTGTACTGATACAATTAACGGGTCAGGATTTCTTGAAACAGTAAATGTTTGTTTGTCACATACCGAAGTAATGTAATATACATCATTTTCTATTACGCCACTGAACACATCACCGGTAAAGAATACTGGTAAACCAGTATAGAATCCTATTGTTCCGCCTGTGCCCAATAATGACAATGGTGCAGTAATAGTATTGGTTGTTTTATTTGTTGCTGTGCAACTGTAAATTCCGGGATAGTTGATAGTTAAGACAGCAGTATTAACTACTTCTCCTACAAAACAATTTAATCCGGCAGCAGAGATAGTTTGATTTCCTAAAGTGTTGTTAATCTTAAACTCTGTAGAACTTACAATTTCTGTAACATAATAAACTTCACCATAAACTATATTGCTAGCTCCGACTGCCCCGATAAATTTAACAGGCATTCCAATATAGAAACCAATTGTAGTACCTGAGGCGGTATCGCCGATTCCGCCACCTAGAGGCGCTAAGTCAATAATGTCAGTTCCAGCATGAGTAGCTACAACATTTCTAGCGAGGCTTGAGAATGTAACTTGTTGGTCATTTGTTACGTTTACAATTTCAAATGCTACACCTTGCCCGCTAGCTAAAATGCTTTCAATTGGTGGTTGAGTGCTTTGCAATAGTATAGAAGAACTTGAAACAGATTCACTATTATTATACTGACCTGCGTAGTATGCACCATAGAAATTGCCAGCTTGCCAATCTATAATCTGCGAATCGTAAGTTGTTCTATCAAACCTCAATGTGATATTATTTTCACGAACTGGTGAGCTTGTGCCAATAGTATATGCTCTTGCACCTAAGTTTAGATTTTGGTTATTACCTGTTCCAATACCATGTAGAGGTACTCGGTCATGATCATTAATAGCATTAGCATAGTTGTTATAAAATGCTATAATAACAGTTGGGTTATTTTCTAAAACATTAACATAATACCATTGGTTGTTGACTAATCCCGGTATGCGGGTGCTATCAGCTCCGACTACATACTGAACCAGATCTCCTGTTTGTAGTAGAGGTGCATATAATCTAACTGAATCAGTGCTTATGATAACATCATCACTAGAGAATGTAATTACAGTTGCAGGCTCAATAATTATTTGAGGGGTTGCTGCATAACCACTGCCTGAATTAATTACATCAATTCTAAGCACTGAGTCCAATGCCATAACTGCTTGCAATTGCGCAGGAATTACTGGGCCGCTGTACTGAGTAAATAGTACCTCTGTTGTTAATTCTTGCGCTACATTTATTTGGTATGTGTTAGTTGTTAATTGTGAAACAATTATAGTTTGAGGTATTATGCCTGGTGCGTCTAAGTAATCACCTACATTTACTTGTCCATTGACAATGGTTGTAATTGTTAATGTGCTTCCTGTTATAGATCCATAATATTCGGCAGTTTTAGTAATCTGCGGATCAACATAAGCTGTAATTTTTGGCGGATTCACATATCCTCGTCCTGCATCAACTACCACTACAGGAGGCAAATCCATAAATATTTCTTCACCGGGCAAATGTGCAGTAACAGTAGTTTCATTAACGCCGCGTGTTAGTCCAAGTAAGCTTCCTGTTGCAGAGTCAACACTAGAATAACCGATTTCTTCATTTCCAATTTTTATAACACCATTAATAGGGAAACCATATGCATTGTTCACAGTTAAAGAAGTTGAATTCAATGTAACATAGGAAGTTAAACGGGACATTGGATAATTTAATTGTCCAAACAATTGTGTTGAATCACCTTGTTGAACAGCTTGACCAATTTTAACGCCATAGTTTTGTTTCCATTGCGTATAGTTCGGATTGCTCCAAATACTATTATCAGGAGTAAACTGGTTATCAGTATTTGGATTTATATACACTAATTCAGGTGTAATAAATTCTCGGCTTGTTGAACTATATTGAGCTGGTAAATCAAAGTCAGTTACATCACCCTCAAATGTGTCAGATCCAGTATATTCAAATAAGAATTCTTTAATTACCACATGATATGGTTTAACTTCATTTAAGTAGCCTGACAAGAAATCTTGATTGTCACTTTGGAATACTTCAATAGGTCTTAATTCACGAATCTTATGTGCAACATCAACAAATGATGTTTTATTCAACCAAGGTAAATAATTTTGATTTTCTATAGTTTCACTTTGAATGTATTCAAACAACAGTATTAATGACCTATTTCTATAAATTAATAGTTCATTAGTGTAGATTTGCTCATTCAACGCACGAATAATAAAGCGTGTTTCTTCACTTGGATACTCATCATAAGGGGTCGTGTCATAGAAATTATCACCAAAACCCAATCTAGCAGATGCATAATCCCATAATGCAGAATTAAATTTAATAGTACCATTCTGCAAACCAATTCTTGTCCAACCGGTTACATCTTTGATGTATGTTTCGCTGAAACCACGTGAATTCTGTTTTACAGTAACGATGGTGCCGTTAGGTACAGATAATGTAGACAAGTCTGAGTACAATGGAACTTGTAGTGCAGACTTTGTACTGTCACTATATCCATCTGCCCACCAGTTTGTGAATTCCCAATATCTGCCATCGCTTACATCATACTTTTCACCTTCTTCAAATAAGACTACAGTAGGATCATTTGGATCATAAATTGTAGGATTCTTTTCATTTAAGAAAGTTATGTTTTCTCTAATCTCAGCTATCGGGAATTGCGAAAGAATTTCATTTGCATATAGCAAATAATTCTTAAGTGCCATAAAACGGTTTAAGAAGAAACTCTGTCTAGGACGAGCCAAGATACCTGTTTGAACTGCCTTTGGTAAGTATGGATTAGGAACCACTTGACCGGTTTCGTCAACACCAGATAAGCTGTCTAGCAATCTGTCATATAAACCTTGAGGATTAACACTAAAATTATAATCGCTGTTTACACTTTGATTGCTTAAGTTAGTAGGTATACCTGGCAAGAAATCATCAGCATAATTTGCTCTGATCAAGCTAAACTGATTATGTGCCACATCCTGATTTGTTCCTGTAGCAAATCCAATATGGAACACGCTGTCATTAGCGTTTAGATATTCTTGGATGTTATACAAGCCAAATGCATTTGGTAACAATGGAACAAAATAGCTGATGCCTGAATCTTCAGGATTAGCAATATAAGACTCTATCACAGAATCTGCTAAACTCTTTCCAGCTAGTGTATAAACAGTGTTTGTATTTCTGACCCAGTAATAATATGTAGGTATTAAATTGCCCGCATCGTTGAGATTGTAATTAATTACAAATTGAGTTATATCAAATGGGGTTCCGGGTCCTGCATAATCTACTGGTAGTTGTGTGCTTTCAACCCAAGTAAACGCTTGAACTGTGCTACCAGGGAATAATGTGCCCCAATATTGGCTATTATATACTGCATCATCTTGATGGTAGTTAACGAATCTTAATGTTGAAGTGTTAAGCCAAATCTGTCCAACTTGTACTGGTCCCCATGTGATGCTAGTTTCTATATTACCCTGATTGTTGTATCTTGCAGGATCATTGTTAGAAACAAAATCAATATTCTGTCTAACAGCACCTAATATTTTGCCCTGCAATGGGTCAATGTAATCTAGGTTTACTAAAGTTTCATTAGTTTGGGCGCTGTAAATTTGTGCGTTGTTAATTTTATCAATATCTACTACAGCACTTGAACTTCTGTAAACACTCCAATCTTGTTTACCTGTGATGTTGTTATAACCTATGACTTGACCATTATCAAATCCAGGTCTGAATGTTGGGGTGCCGATTGCAACGGTGTTATCATTGAAATCTAAAGCATGACCGTATAATGGTTGTGCACCAAAATCTAAGTTTCTTGCATTTACGCTTTGAGCATATACATACTTACCTGTATTATTAATACTTTCAGCATAGACAGGCAAATAGTCAAACATGTAGACGGCGCCAGCATTGTCAAATTCTTCTATGAATTGAGTTGTGTTATTGTCAAATATGGTATCATTATCAAAGTAATTGTCATCAGAGAAATCAAATGTTGTTTCACTGAATCTAGATCCAGTTGGTGCGCTTGCAACAAAAGAGCCATTAGATCCAAACTTAACAGTTGATCCAAACTGAGTGGGACCTTCTGTATGTGGGCACTGTATAACTTGTGTTTCTGTAAATAGTGTAATCCCCAACTCAGCTAGAACTGTATTGTTCATTACACCAAGAGTTAACTGTTGATTGGGCACTGATAAATCGTTATTAATCAATCCGATTATCAGTCTATTATCAGGAGTTGCTGTTGCAGTAACATTTGTGATATTAGTTTGATTAATGGTACTTGCTACACTAGATGCATTTCCGGGTGTTAATTTAACCAGATATCCGTTGATTAATATATTTGAATTTGTTGTTAATGCTACCGGGTCTGTTCCTATGATGTAACCATAGTTTGATCCACTGTTGGTAAATCTATAAACTGCACCTTCTTGTAATTGTGTGTTTAGTTGGAACGGAGCTCCAATAATAATTTCATTACCTTTTGTTGCAATATCCAAACTGTGTCCAAATTCTACACCTATTAATGGGGTAGTATCTGTGCTGAATCTTTGTGTATTAACAAACAATTGACCACTGACTGTAATAATATCACCCGCAGTCAATGATCCATAGTAGTATAAAGTATTATTAATAATTGCATATTGATTGTCATCAATTAAAGTATTATTAACACTTAAGTATATAGGAGTATTTTGTACGCTTACTGTTGCGTTTACTGAACCTTGTGTTGTAACAGTAAATGCAGAAAGACTTGCCCTAGATGTTTTGATAGTTATGTCATTGCCAGACTTGCTTGCAATGTAATACACTTGATTAGGACTGATTAAAGTATTTTGCAGTCCTGCTCCCAAGAATACAATTGGATCGTCAACATTTAATGAGGCTGCACTGGTTGTCAATGTTAGAGTACTTGGTGCAGTTGTAGAAGCCAAAACTTTACTGACAGTTGTAGGGGTATATGCTAATTCAAATGATTGCGGTATGTCGGGTTGACTGTTATTCTGTACTTCAATTTTTTGAACTATACGGTTGAATGCATATGCGTAACCATAGTCATCAATAGTTACGCTGTAACTTACATTAGGAGCACTAATAACAATATTTTCGCCAGTGTAATCAGTTGCAATAGCATATCCAAAGTTGTCGCCAGCAACCAAACCAGATACTGTTACTGTTGTTGCAAATTCATATTCATCAGTAAGTTGTGACTTTCTATATACATGTACCAAATTTGGAGATACTGTATTGTCAAAGTCACTAATAAAGATCCAATTTTTATCACCTGAAATTGCAACTGCTTGGCCCCAGTTAACTGAATTAGCAGGAGCACTAATAGGTGTTTGGTATACTACTAAGTCATCAGATGATATAGTTTGATCTAGTCTATAGATGTGTACTTCCTTAGAACCAGTTGGCTCACTTATTACAAAAATATCATCAGCATATTCAATTGTAGTACCAAATGATGTGCCATGGGTGATAGTTTGTATTAATTGCCAATCTTGTAATAATTCATTATAAGTATAACGGTAAACAGCACCTTCGGCTTCATCTCCGATTAAATATCCTAAATTGGTAGAATACGCAACTGCACTACCGAACGCTTGACCAGTAGGTCTTGTAAATTGCTTTTGATAAGTGTAATTAAGGTCTTTTCTAAATACAGCCCAAGAACCATTATTATTTGTATCTACCCAAACTTTATTTTTTTCAAATTCAGTGTTCAGTAATGGTAGATTGATAATATCTGCAGGGGTTGCAACTCTTTGTTGCTGAAACTTAAATCCTACACCTTGTCCTGTCAATGTTATAATTGAAGGATCCATTTGTAAATTAATAATAATTCTGTATGGATCTACTATAAGAGCAGCGATGTAGTACCCATTAACGGCTGTGTCAAAATTTAATATCGCTAATGGATCGTATTGTGTTAAGTTATGTTGTTCTTTAAATGTAATTGTTACAGTGCCATTTAGATTATTCAATGCACCAATTACTTGCCCCATGCTTACTGGAGAATAAACATTCCATGTTCCTAAATAATTTGCAATCCAAACATAATCGCCAACATAGAATCTGTCTAGTGGAACTATCAATCCATTTTTATCAACGGCCGCTGCAATCTGTGACAGATAGAATGATGACATTTTTACATCATTTAAGTTCACATAACCGGCATCAGGGAATAATGTTGAAGGCTCTTCACTTGGGACAGTAGCTAGAATATTAGGATCAGTTATTGGTCTATCATAATTATACAGACTGCTTAACGGAACTTCTTGTTGTGAACCTTCTGTATTTGATCCATCAGTTAGTGAAACAATGCTTGGATTTCCAACAAGACTGTTTTGATTAAGTTTAAAATCTACAAAGTTAGAGTTTAATACTCCACCAAATTCTCCAGACTTAATAGCCCAGTTTTCATAGACTTCATAATCAATTCCACCTTGCGGTAAATTAGCTCCCCTAAAGGCACTAACAGCATTAAGTGTACCTTTATTCTTAATCATGTTTTTGTAAACATTGACTTGAGTAATGTCAGTCAAGTCTGCAAGTGCAAGGTAATCACGAGGACGATAGCCAATCAAACTAAAACTTAACAGGTCTGCATCTTTTTCTAGATTAGCCCTATCTACATCATAATACAATGTGCTCTCATAACTGCGAGTGCTAGAATTAGATAATAATCCTTTTTGAATTTCACCGTACTCAGTTAATTTCCAATCTAGTTCGTTAAAAATATTATTAGGTTGAACGACCTTTAAAGCAGTCCAATACTTGTTTTTGTATTTTACAATGCTGCCCTTAGTGTACTTAAATTCTTTACTCCACTCGGTTATATTGTCTTGATTTAAAATGAAACCGCTAGTGGTTACGGTACCATTCCACTCGGCTGTCTTAGTACCACGACATGTAATTCTTAATTGTCTTAATCCAGTAATTAGGTTATAAATTACATCATCAAATAATGTTATATTGTCAAATACAATTCCATGTTCAATATTGTTAATATTGAATTGACCATATGCAAGTGTATCTCCTGTGTTCTGCGGGACAACATTAAACAATGTTTGGTCTCTTACGATACTCAAGTCTTTAGTTTGTATTGGATATAAATTTTCATTTAAAATGAAATTAGATTGTTGGAAAGTCAGTGGCTGAACTACATAACCGTCTTTATTAATTGTTAAACTCTTTGCAGCAGGATTTACTGTAACAATACTGCCTTGTTCCCAACCAGTTTGTGCCCAGTATAAGAACTCGGCAACCATTTGTTTCCAATTAACTTCTAAACCGTTTTCAACTTCTTCAAACACCATACCATTGGCTTCTAAATAGAAACCATAGTTTATTAAGAACTGTGATACTTCTTGAATAGTATAAAATATAGTGCCGTATGGTACTATAACTTCAGTTTCTGAAGGTTTTGTATATACAGTTACTGAGGTGCTTTCTACATTAATAATTTCAGAGTCTACATTTATTCTTGGTGCTAATGTAGTGAAGTATGCCTGTGTCTGAGAATTACCATATACGGCATAACCCTCTGGTACTATCTGAATAATAATACCGCTGTAAATTAATTTTGTAAACGGTTGATTTTCATATAGTAATAAAGAATAACTTTCATCAGGTATTAACAATGAGGCGTTGCGTGAGTTAGGTGTTCCCTTTTCAACATAGAATTTCAAGAAGGTCTTATCACTAAAGCCCGCCATTCTGTACACTAGACGGACATCCAAATTCTGTAGTAATTCTGTAACTTTGGTTGTAGCATCAATACCGATTTGCTTTTGATAATCAACAATCCAGTTAATGTATGATGTTTTGGCAATACCATTGCCATAAATTTGAATATCTGATATAACTAAATGGCTTCTATCGTTTACAAGATATTGATTGAATTCGTAATTATACTTGTAGTTGTCAATGTCGGCAGCTAAGTTAAAGAACTTAGCAGGCTTCATCAATGCTAAAATTCGCATTAAATCAAATGGATATGAACTGCTTCTACGGTAGCTCAACTCAACAGGAGAATCATCGCCGACTTTCCAATCTCTTTGGAAAAGATTAGGATTATAATTGCCTACAACAGATGCAAAGGGAGATAGTAAATTACCAGCACTATTAACTGGAAGCACTTCTAGTAATCCAGGTCTAATAGCTTGTTCTATAACTACTGGGTTACCGTTGTTATAGTCAATACCATTTTCTAAATCTTCCCACAACACCAAGTTGTCACTAGTATATGGTGCAGGACCATATCTATCTTCCCACCATGCTGGCTTGTTTGTGTAACCAATCATTTCCCATGGCGTTAAATTGGGAGTTGTAGTATCATAAAAATATTGGTATATACCTCTCCAATACCCTTGTTCTATGGGCTGTCCATTTAACTTGTTACCACTGTCGGTATAGTTATATGTATATTGGTCAAACTTATTATAAACCTGCCTCTTATAATTCAAGCGGTTTTCACCAACCCAAGCTAAGAAATTGGTTGTGTAAATTTGCAACCATTCGTCATAAGAATAGTCTGTTGTTCTAAAGAATCCAGGTGTTACTTCATATTCTTTAATTGGAATTACATTACTTAATTTTAAGTTATTGTAAACTCGTTTTTCAAATTCAAATAATGCTTGATCGCGGAAATCAACAAGAATCCCAGTTTGTGGATCATAATCACCATATAACTTAGTATATGAACCATCGTGACCCTTTATAAAATATGTTGGGGTGCTATAATCACTATCTAAAACAATTTCAGGAATAGAAGCAGGATACATTCCTAACTTAGTGGGAGTATTTGGTACATATGATCCATATGTCTGATTATATTCTTTAACTGTAATAATGTCGTTTGGTAACAAATCATAGGTTACAGTTAGTGAGGGGCTATCAACACTAACCGTGTAATCCTGGTTTATGATTAATTGTTGTGTGGTTGTAATATTGTTAATGGTTCTAGTTAGATACACCAATATTCCACTATAATTTGCTGAACTAAAATCATAAATTTTAGTTAATGGATATCTAGAAATATCAAGACTATTTGCGAATGAATAAACATTAGTAACAAATGCAGCCTTGCTAGGAATCATATCAGACCAGAAGAACGACTGATTATCAGTTTTACTTGCTGTCATTTGATCCAACGCATCATCTAAAATAAATGATGGATCAAATTGTTGAGAATAATCTGTATTATTAATAGTATCTACTAATAGAGTTTTAAACTTAATATATTCTTTACTGTTAAATGATAACGCATTGAAAATATTTGTGTTAGGATCTCTTAAGAATGCGCCAGGTAATACTAGACTTGCACTATTCTGAATAATTCTATTGCCCCATGGTACTAGATTACCTGAATCACGATAATTGTTTGATCCAAAAATTTGACCTGTCAAATTAGGATTGTTATAAAAAATACTTTGATATTGACCTCTTATATCACCTAAGTTAGCAACTGTTATATCCTGATTTAATGGGTTGTTGTTTAAGTTAATTGGAATTGTGAAGTAAGCATTCTCACTTACTTGTGAACTTAATACTGCAATTTGAATAACTGTATCTTCAACTGGTGCAGAATCAAGAGTTACCACCGTACTTGTGTCTAAACTAGTTACAGAATATGCTGATGTTTCTAATAATGTGTTATTATTGAAAACTTGTATGATTGGCCATTCAGTCTGTGTGTCGGGAATTAATCCAACATCAACTGTAAATACTGGGTCTGAACCAAGTGTGTAATTAAAACTAAACAATTGATACTGAACACTTGGGCTTACCGCAGTTTGCCATCCTAGTAATCTTTCTAGTGTTCCAAAATAATTGTAATTGTAAACATAACCCTTGTTCACTTGTTCAGTAATAGGTGTTGATCCACTTACATAATTAAATATGTCAGAGTTAAAAGTAACATCAAAGCTAATATCACCGATGTTGTTAATTGATGAGTACTTTAAAGGAAAGCCTAAAACATTATCGTCTAACCCTGATCCGATACCATACTGAAATAAGGTTGATCCACTGAAATCAGTTCCGGTATATACTGTGCTATCGCTAAAACTAATTCCATTATTATCAAAAATATCAAATAATGGTGCTTGATTTACTGTTACCTTTTCCTGTCCCTTTATCCATTCAATACCGTCATACCAAAATTCTAAGCCTAAATAATTATAACCTCTGTATGCAACTGTTTGTTGATCAGGTAAAACAAGTCCGTCATCGGCTTCAGTCAAAGTAATTACTGGAACACTAGAGCCAGTTATAGATGAGAATCTTACAACATAGATTTTGTTGCGAACATTTTCATCTGTATCTGCTGCAAAAATAATTCTAGCACCATCAAAAACTGCATAGCTGTTTACACCTTCAGGTACTGCAATTATAGATGCCACTGATGTACCATTGAAGTACGCAGATTGATCTTCACCCCAAGATACAACAAGAGTTTTTGTTGATGTACCTGTAACAGATTCAATGATAGTATTAGGTGGTAATAAATTAGTAGAATCAGCAACATACTGACCAACGGTGAATGTCCCCACACCCACAAACTCATTGTTACCGATATCAGCAGTAGTTACTTGAATGGTTGTGCTTTGTGGATACCATTTAGCTGTGCAGACACTAGCAGCCGTAGTTAAGTTAATAACAGCACCATTTTTAGAAAGGCTAACTTTAATTGTAGTACCATCTACAACTTCTGCAACATAATAATTTGTGTTATATGTTAGACCACCGATACTAAATGGTGGATCTAAAATAATTATATCATTTACTCTGAAACCGGTTGTACTATTGATTGTTACTGTATCTGAAGGACCATCGGTATTAGTGATGGTTCTATTCTGAGTATAATTTGTACTTGCAATGACTGATGTGTAATCTGTATATACAGCAACATCAGGATAATAACTTTCTTGACCGGCTACATATGTAAACGCATCTGAAGTTCTAAAATCTACAAAGTCTACTGGATTTTTTCCACTAGAACCTTGATTGAATAATTTTAAGTTTGGATAAAACTCAATGATAGGTCTCTTAGCCTTTGCAGCCGCAGTTGCATAGATGGCTACAGATTCTGGGTCATTATTGTATTGCGCTGTTGCATTTATAACATCAATATGGAACCAACGATTGCTTCGTGACCATGCATTTTTATTAACAGAATTTCTAGCTATAGTAATATAATCAGGACTTACTGGAATAAAACTGTCGCCATCAAAATTACCAAAATCATATGGTGTAGTATCATATGGTATTAAAACACTTTCAGTAAATGCTTCCGGTACTACAAGGGTATCTACGGGAATAAGTTCAATATGTGATCCTACTCCTTCTACATAATATTCACCTGACAGGTAACTAGTTGGTACTACATCTCCCTGGAATGAGACCTTCAATCCATTTGTAAATACTATCCCGTTCGTTGAACTAAAATTCTTTTTACCTAAAATTTCTGTTTCTACATCTAATGTATTAGTAGCGTTGCTTTCAATTAATTTAATAATGCCAACTTTATTGGCACTTGTGCCATCTTGATAATATAGTGTATCTAATTGTGCGCTTAGGTATGGAATTAAAACTATAGTACCAAATTCATTTTTATAGAAGTTTCTGTTACTGTAATTGGTACCAAAACTTGCAGTAATTTTTTGATTGGTTGGAATAGCACCAGCTGGAGATAAACTAATAACAGGATCACTACTGTTGTCTAAAAATGTAATTGTATAAAAATTTTCATTTACTGTAGTATAAAATCCTTGCTCTAATAAACCCTGATTAATATTACCAGTTAATGTTCCTGAAGCTGTTGTTAAAACGACTGCAGGGCCACCTAGTGTTGAGCTTACAGTAAATTTAGTACCGTTAATAATACTACGGACATAATAAATTGTACCACCAGAAAATTCAGAATATACTGCTAAATTACCAAACGGAACTCCAGTGAAAGTTATTGTGTTACCAACGGTTAACACAGATGTGTCCGTGATCGTTACGGAATTGTCAACTGAACTAGTTGCTGTTGCTGTGACAGTCTGAGGTGCTGTTATATTGTTATTTTGATCGTAATTAGTGTAATCAAAGAAATTAGATACATAACCAATTTCATTAGAAACACCTGTGTTATAAAACATTACAGTAAGGCCATTTAGTGCTGTAATGCCATCAATGCTTCCTAATTCACTTAATCTTTTGCCATTTACTTCAGCAAAGGGTAAGGTACTTACCACAGACACAAGATTGTTGCCTGGGAAGTTATATTCATCTTGAGCGTTTTTAAACGGGACAGTAAAAGTAACTACACCTTGACTTATACCATTGTTGCTTACGCCATAAACTTCGCGTGTTTGTAAATTGGGCTGAGTTGGACTAAATCCAGTTACTCCCGGTACGCCTTGAATCCAAAATTCACTATCTTGATTAACTGCAAAGGTATAAGTTCCACCTCTAAGTAAAGTTAATGTTGGGTTAGTAGAGCCAGCAGATGAACCAACCGGATAAATTGAGTAACCATTAATAATATCTTGAACAATATAATCAATAGCACTGAATACTGTTTCGCTACTTACGGTAACTGATTCAGGACCTAATGGTAACCAATAGTATTGGTTAAAGTTAATAACTTTATCTAAGTCTGTAAAACTATCCCAAGAGTAAAATTGGCTTTCAAAAAGACGGTTATTATTATTAGTAACTCCGCCATTGACTTTTAATGAGTCAATAATACCTGGATAACTTATAAAATCTTTAGGGGTGTTTTTATTTGCATCAGTAAGAACAATACCTGGATCTAATTGATAGTCTGTTCTTGTTTTGGTTGGCTCTGTTACATAATAATTTTTAGCATTTATACCATAACCAAACTTACTACCTATATAACCTTCTATTTTTTTAGTACTAGGCTGATCAACAATCTGATCTAATGTCGCGGCTAAAAATTGCGCATTTGTAGGTGTTTTAAATATTTCAGGAAGAAAGTTTAAGGTTCTAATTCTTGTTGCCATAATATATTACTTATCTTATTTGTAATTCGGCGGGTGTGAGAGCCGGAATAACCAAAACATCGTTTGCTGTTGCAGCATTTACAAATATCTCATAAGGAGCACATTTTATTTCATATAAATCCCCGAAATTCATAGTTGGATCGTTTGGAACTAAAACTGCTGAACTTATTAAATCACCACACTCATTGTGTAGATATGCACTTAGTTCACTAAAGAAAAAGGTATCACCAAAGTTCCAATTGTTGATTGAAAAATAGTTATTCATTGCTGTCAATACTGCACTACGGATTTCGCTATCGCTAGCATTTGTTGTGCTATCTTTAATAACTTTAACTGTTGCTCTTAATGCCGGCGCTGCCTTTTCACCAAACAATGGTTTAAAAATTACACTGTTAAGAATTACACTATCGCTTAACATCTTAAAGTTATTTACTTGGCTATATTCTTGATTTAATTCAGTAATTGTAGGTTTATTAGGTTCAGCTACTGTTCCAGTTACATCTTGAATCCAATTTTGATAAGCCGTATAATAAGCTTGGGTTACTACATATAAATCAATAATATTTGTTGTAGCTGGATCAATTCGTGTTGTATTATTGCTATTATGACGGTACTGGAATTGCAATCCTTGACGACCAGGCTTAATACTATATTGCGGTTGTTCAACTAATGTATAAGAAGGTGTTGTAACTGTTTGATCTTGAAATGATTTATAGAATTTATTTTCTACATAGGCGTAAAATAATTGACCAACTGGATAATCATATTTTACGATTTCAATATCAGATTTATTACCATATGTATATACAACATCGCTTGTAGGTACTATTTGAAATCTGGTTAATGATAAAGCATCTTGAATTAATTCAAAGAAAACATAAATTCCAGTATTATTACCACCATATACATATCCTGTAACAGTCGTAAAGAAATCTGGATTTGTTATAATAGTTCTGTTATTAACATCTGTAGTAGAAACTTCAACTTCAAAATCATTTATATAACCATCACTCTCTACTGTTTGACCAATAATATTAGTTTTTACATCAATGTTTAATGGACTACTAGAGTTTGGTTGTGAATTAGTTTTTAAAATGTTTACGAAATCTTGAAGAATTTTTCCAGTAAAAGGATCATAAACTAGTTTATCTCTTTCAAAACTAAATCTTGTATCTGCTACGCTACCAAAGTAATATGCCAATGATCTATATGTTACTGCATATCTATTATTTCCCAAACTTAAAAAGTTTACAAAATAATTTGGTGCATTATAATTCTCAATAAACCAACGATCTTGTGCAATAGTTAGTGAATTATTGAACACCAATGAAAAACTTTGCTGAAGTTGCATTTTAATTCTGCACTCAGTAATAATGTCGTTTGACAATGTATTATCAAATGACGGTATAATACTAGTTGAATTACTACTATTAACTGGATCCGTTAATGTAGCACCATTAGGAACATAACCATTTAATGTAACTGGGCCGGTACCATTTGTAAATCCACCTCTACCGTTATTGTATCCATCACCAATAACATTTATAACAGTAGTCCAAATAAATGTTGGATTATTTGGGCCTGGAATTCCTGCAACTAAGCGATTGTTATCATCAAAATAATAACCAATTGGCGCATAGAATTTTAGTAAAGCACCCTTTGTGATATACTTGACATTATTAGAGCTATAAGTTCCAATTGGAATAGGAGTATCTATTCCATTTTGAATAATGTAAAAATATCCTGTAATTGAATTGGCATCTACAGTTTTTGTTTGCCAATAAACAGTGCCATCACCGGTAGATGAATTAACTGCATATCTAGGATAAGTTTGAATATAATATTGTAGAGCACGGTTGCTTGCTAACGCATTTGCTAATGAGTCAGTTAAGAATCTAATAATATTACCAGTATTGGTAATAGTTAATGAAAGATTTCCTAAGGCATCGTTTTCATACAATGCACCATCATTGGCAAAAGTATTGGTACTTGAGTACTTGCCGGTTGGATCTAATAAATCTAAATTTTTGCTAACACCAATACTACTACGGTTAATTGCTTTTGACTTGATAATTGAACTGTATAGTGTATATGGGAAGTTGTTATAATCTTCACCATTGACCATACGGTTTTGAGTATAATAGCGTGTGGGTGCTCTTTGTTTAATTTGTGCTAAAGGCTCACGGGCTTGAGCGTTGCTGACAGGAGTTGTTAACTCTAAGCTAAGAGTTAATGATTCTACTCTACCTATTCTACTGATATAGTTAAAGGTAACTGAAATGCCCTGCATCTCATTTGGATCAATAGTATATGTAATACCATTACTGGATCTTACATATGCTCTAAAGTTTCCAACAGGGATCTTGCTAAAGACACCGTCACCGAATACATAACTTACTTGGTCGTTGAATCTAGAATTCACGCTGAAAACTTCGCGTCTGCTACTCTCAGTCTGAAGATATGCGTCAGCATAAATGTTATCTACTTTTTTCCACAATACATTTGTTTGATTTGTATCACTTAGTTGATATAACCAAGTATCAGTATTATTAATACCTTGAATGTCAATATCAATAACCTGATTGGCAATTTGCTGTTCTAAAGAAAAATCTGAATTTTGCAAAGTACCTTGTTTGAAATAGAAAAAATATCCTGTATTTGGGCTACCATAGCCTAGTCTGTCATTTCTATACAGCATGTTAAATCTGCCACTAGGTGCAGGAGGTATTTCATAGATAGTATCGCTGTCCACACTAGACACACTAACTAATTCAAAACCCATATTGATGCCATCAACTACGCTACTAAACGGAACGATAGGTAAGCTGTTCTGTGGGATTGATAACGAATATTCGCTAGTAGTTACTCCTAAGATTTCAGCAACATTACCGGGTCTTCCGATTCGTTGTGTATTAATCAAGGCAGCGTTGATAATTGTGTTAAATTGTTCTAACCAATTTGAATTAGCAGGGTCATTCCATAAAATTGGAATGTTACTTAAATTGTTTCCATTTAGATCAGTAATATTCTGAGTAGTTTGTATACTGGTAACTTTCAAATACCCTTGCGCTGTTAAATTTCTTTTTGGAGTATAGCTAACTAAATTTGCTAGTTTAATAACTGAATCACGGCGTTCAGCAGTATCAATAAAGTTTTCACGGGTATTTAAGTCATTTCTGAAGGCAAGACCTTGGCCCATGAAGGCGATAACATCTAATAGTGCAATAAATTCACTGGATTCAATATAATCATTGAATGTTTCTGGGTAGTAAGTACGAAGGTAATCAATGAAACTTTTACGCAGGGTTTCGTAGTCATAGCTACGGAAATCAGCCTCTCTAAATGTCTGGTAGAAGGCTTTCCAATCATTAACCCCAAAAAGTGCGGATTGTCTTGAACTTGTTGCCATAGAATATTCTCTTTTAAGTATTTATCATACCTAAAACCTGGCGTTTTTAAGGGTTATTGAATAATTGCTTGATTCAAATCTCTGTCAAAGAATACACTTAAAATCTGTGCGTCATTAAACGGAGCAATAGCTAATTCAACTTCTAATAGTATCCCGTTTTCTTGGGGGAATGCTTTGACATAATTTATTATAAGTCTTGGATCTAAACTAGCAACTCTACGAATTTCATTTTCTAATTGAAACTGTACATCGGCTGTATTAGGTTCAAACACAAAGCTCCAAAGAGTTGTACCATATTCAGGCTTTCCAACTTTTTGCCCTTGTTGTATATTCAGTGCGTTGACAAAATCTTGTATAACCAACGGTTGATCAACTAACCTATACTTTTTTCCAAAGTTAATAGGCTTTACTACACTACCAAATCCACCGTCTACCCCTCCCGGAGCATTGGTTGTTCGTGGTTGATTTGACCCTATTGTGCTAAATCCAATGTATGTAGGCATATATTATTTATATTATGTTGCTAAAGAGGCCGTGTATGCCTTGTATTTTTCAACAGAGTCTTTGTACGCTGCTACGTATTCTTGTAAGGCAGCTTGCAATTCTGGATCACCTTCGGGTAATGTATTTTTAAGTTCACGATATTTGGTTTGTGCTATTTTTAGTTTTGCTACTGCTTCTTCTGCTACTTTGTATAATCTATTTGCTTCTGCATTTTTTTTGTCTCTTTCCTCTCTAATTTTATCTAGTGGATTTTCTGTTTTAATAGTTCCAGTGTAATTTGGAGTAGGAATTCCAGGACCCAATAAGCTAGAGATACCGGATGTAATTTCAGTTCGGTTAGTTGTGTCAATACCAACTGCCGGCAGTTTAATTGGCGTAGATCCTGAAGCACTTAAACTAGACAATGCACTATTCAATTGCGATGCTAGTCCTGCAGGTAACCCGGCGCTTGCTAAACTTGTCAACGAAGAACCAGATTTTAATTTATCAAGTGCGCCTGTTACTTGGCTTGCTGCTCCGGAAACTGTACCAGTTACTTGACCTGCTACACCTGCAACTGCTCCAGTAACTCTAGCTGAAGCTGCACCAACCGCACTATTCAATGATATATTATTCATTGAAGCTGTGGTTGAGTTGCTAATCAATCCAGATATAGCTTCAGTTCCGGGAACTTTATTTGTAGCACCCGCCGCTTTACTGACTACAGTAGCAACTGCTGATTGGGCGCCCGGTAATGCTGACACTCCACTAGCAATAGTTGAGGATAGACTTGCTGTTGTATTTTTAGCCAGATCAGTAACATTTCCAGGAACTGCATTTGCACTTTCAGCAATGGATTTTAAATTCTGTGGTACATTTGGCTTGAAAGATTTAAATGACGCAGTGATTGCTGCAAACGCAGATCCTGCTACACCTTTGGCTGCGTCTAATAAACCACTTATTCCTGTAGATTTCCCTAATGCTCCAACCGCACCACTTATTGCACCCAATCCACCTGATACATTTTGTGCTAATCCTGCGGCAAAACTTCCTGATTTGATTGTATTTGCAATATTACTGACAGCGCCTAAACCACCGGCAACAGCCGCTGTTGCGCCGCCCACTAAGTTAGAAACGGCTCCGGTGACATTATTTGAAATATTCTTTACAGCATTTAATGTAGCATTAACTCCATTTTGAGATCCAGACATTACTAAACCTGCTAATACCTGCGGAGATTCTTTGCCTGTAATTGCTCCTGCACTAGTGAGCGAAGTTTGCGCAGATTTCAAATTATCAATTGTTGCAGATACTTGAGCAGTTGGGTTTTGAACTAATTTTTGTAAGTTTTCTGCTCCGGGTTTACCTGTAAACAAATTAGTTGACATTGCTGATTGAATCTTTGCACCGCTTGCAGCCAATGCATTAACCAATGGTGCAGAACCGGGTTTTAATATTTTTGCTGTTTCTAATTGTTTTGGGGTTAATGCAGTTGAGCCAACCGCCGCTTTTACTCCTTGCGGAGTTTGCACAACACCTGCACCGGCTGCTACTGCAGCCGCAGCTGGACCAGTTGCTGCTGCTTGTGCCAAAGAACCAACTACAGATTTAGTTGTATTTTTGTCTAGGGCTGCACTTACCGCTGATGTACTTGGTACTGTAGCAACTGTAGCAGGGGAGACCAATGATGCATTTGGTGCGCTTGCTGATGCGTTATAGGTGCCGGCTACTGCTGCACTGGGCGCTTGTGGCAATTGACTACTTGCATTCATGTCTACTTTAATGTCAACACCCTGTCCTGCACTAGCCCAAGGTGCATGTGCAGGTGCCCTAGATGTTATACTTAAAAGTTTTCCGGGGGCAGCGGCAAATCCCTTTTGACTATCAAACAATGTATCGGTATGCGCAATCACAGGAATTGGCTTCACTTCTTTAGGAGTAACCGATGTTTGTCCAGTATTCAGATTAATCCGTTCCCCGTTTATATATGTAATTGCAGTACTAGCGAATGATGCAGTACCTTCTGATCCTAAACTCATAGGGCCGTCTACTTTGTGCGTATGAGTTCCTGTTGTGTGTACTGAATAATTAGAACCAATTTTATGATTTGTATCTTTTTCTGAATTGATATTAATTGATTCAGCTTGTAAATTTAAATTTTTAGCAGCATTGATATTAACATCCCTATCAGCATGTAAATTTAAATCACCTTGTGTTCTGATGTTAACTGAGTTAGTTGAGAATAGATCAATAGTACCTTCTTTGCCTAATTCTATATAACTTTGACCATTGGCATGAAGAATCATTAATGTTTGACCATTGTCGCTCATTAATATTTGATGACCCAATGCTGTACGCAATCGTATAAGAGCATCATTACCTATTAAATCTCCGTCATCCATTACAAACGTGTGACCACCACGTCTTGAAATAACTTTTAAACCAGGTACTTGCTTGCCTTCTTTGACTAAGCTTGCAATTTTATCTTCATCATATCCACCTTCGTAAATAGGTCTACCTTGTGTGCTTATACCAAACACCCTACTAGGAGTTTCACGGTTAGCACTACTTGATATTGGTCCGCGAATTGGATCTCTTAAAATACCTTGCTGCCACATTGCCTGTGCCACATAAGTATGTACAGGTTTGGCTTCATTTAAAAAGTTTGAACTTTCAGCTTTTGCTTTATCATTTGTGTTTAAGTTGGTTACCGGTAATTTAGTTGCGCCACCGAATTTTACTGCTTCACTTTCATTCAACGTGACGTCCGGTGCAGAGCCAATAGCAGGCACCATATGCATTGCCTCTGGCTCAGGTACACATCCTATATAAAATCCATAGTTTGGATCACCATTAACAAAAATACAAATAACAGTTGTCCCAATATCAGGCGGACTATTCCAAAATCCATAACTGGTGGGGTTAGTTAGATAAGAACCGTAACTGTTTTCGCCGGACGAAGATGGTATAAATCCAAAGAAAGGTGGAAGATAACTAACAGGAGTCCAATTTTTTTCATCATTGGGATCTTTGCCGTTTAATCCCGATATGTAAACACGAATTCTTCCTGAACGAATGGGATCTATATTATCTTTTACAATGCCAAATACTGGAACTGTCTTAACAATAGCTCCACCACTGTCTGGCTTAGCTCCTTTAACCCCTTTTCTAGGTAACCATAAGTTATCGTAACTCATTCTTCTCTGCCCCCCTGATCAACCGGTTGTCCACCAGATGCCTCATTTTCATTGTCTGCCGGTGAAACATTGGATGGTGTCTCTGTGGGCACCTCGGAGTATTGTTCTGGAGGTTCTTGTAACAAGCCTGTGTTACTTGTAGTTCCATTGCCAGATTCAGAAGGAGAGCTACCTGTTCTTCCTTCAGCCTCGCGAGTATCTTCACGTTGATTTTCTGAATTAGTTGTATTATTGGATGCGTTACTCCATGCATTCTCATCAGAACTAAACGTGTTGATAGAACATGTTATTTCTTGTATAAATTTACCTTTACTAAAGGTAGCATCAACATTACGAACCCAAAAACTCACGCCATTAACTAATTTTTTAATACTTTCTGGATATTGCCAAAATACTATTTGATCATTAATGTCTAATAAGCCGGTGTTATTTTCATAATCAATTGCTTCTTTGAAATTTAATTCAATGAATACTTGCCCTGTTCTTGGATTAATAGTTCTACCATCGGCTTCATAAAAAGTTTTATAAACTGGTAGTGTTCTAACATCTGTAAATGAATCTTGCATTAAAAAATCAGGATCTCCTAATATTGTAATTTTAGCCGTACTAAATGATTTTGGGTCAAATAAATTTGTTAGGTATGCACCCTGAGCTTGCATGCCTACTCCTTTTGCACCTGTAACATCTGCATTTTGGGGGAAACCCTGTACTACAGGTATTCCCGCTTGTCCCGATTTCACTGTTGCAGAATTTGTGGGGTCTAATGCTACAATAAAATATCCATTGTTATTTGTTTGTTCATAACTAATAACTTCACTGTTTTTTCCTGTAAACCAATAATCATACCTTTTTACTGGACCATAATATTTTTGAGAATTGTTTGAGTATGCATTTACTAATACTGGCGTTTCATAAGGTGAAATTAATAGTGTAATTTCATATGCATACTGATTTAATCTAGTGTCATATCCAATTACTTTTACTTTACTAGATAAATTATACCATTTAACAGTATCGGGTTTATCTTTATTTGGTTCTTCTTCAAAATCTTTTTTATTTGGATCTGGTTGATTTACAGAATCATAAACAGTTTTTAAGGCTTGCGTCATGTACTCGCTTTGTACAATAACTCTTTCTACACACGCAATAATTGAAGTACTACTTAATAATGTTATAGTTTTTTTTGTAAGATTTGGATTTGATCGTGCCGCGGTCACTTCATTAACTTCAGCAGTGTTTTTAGCAGGGGTCCACCCGGCTTTAAGTTTGTCCAGATCATTTGGTAATACAATTTTAGCATTTCGTAAAGTTTCAGTATCCCCAATAAATTCTAATTTATAAACATTTGGAATTAAAGCACCTGAAGTTTTTTGCCAGGCATTTAATTGGTCTATCATACCATTAGGACCAGTTAAAGCTTCTTCAACATTACTGGCTTCTAATGTTACATTTTTATTAAATACTCCACGCATCAATGTGAATGTTTCATAGGGGGCGACTGACACTGCATTTATGTTATAAACTACAGCTTTACCATCTATTTTAAAGTTTATTTTGTTTAAATTGATAGTATAAAATGTTTCATATACTCCATTGCCCGAGCCGTTAGGGTCTGTTATGCTTCCGTTTATCAATTCTTTTCCGGTTAGTAAATTCCCAACCGAGTCGTATCCTTGAAATCTTATTCCCAACACAAATTTTTGTCTGCTTGGATTTCGTTGTTCTTTGGCATTTAATGTTTCGCTATACTGAGCGATAGCGTCTGCTGCAATTTTTAAACGATTTAAAAAACTAAATCCATATGGTTCAATAACTTGAAATGAAAATGTAGTCTGTATAGTAGTAGATCCAGTTGTGCTTGGGGCAATCAAACTTTTAATTTTTAATTCATCAATGGCGTAGTCTAATTCAAAACCGGGTGCTCTTGGAGTAGTTTTGTTATTTGAGCCACCGCTTTGTAATATTAAATAGGCGCCGCCTTTTAAATTACTACTAGAACTATCAGTTGTAGTTTTACCTATTACTAAATCTTTAATATTTTTTCTACCAGATTCTTCAAACGCATTGAAAGCATCAGGTGTAAGCATATACAAAGAAAGTTGATATGTGTAACTTGAAAATAAACTTAATGGATTTTTTCTTATAGTGGGTTTTTTAGAAGCCGGAGTAGACGCCGGTGTGCCTGACTTTCCTGCAGTTGTGGTGCCTGCGTTTGGGCTACTAGTTGAGTTTAGTGGAGAAAGTGCAGGAGGATTTACTCCACTATTAACTTGATTTTGTGTATCTGTGGTATTATTTTGCTGAGTACCACTATCATCGTCTAATAATGTAACTGGCATTTATATTCCCAATATCTGCTTCAATGTATCTAATTTAGGTATATAAATACTGACCCCTGCTTTAAAATCAAACAATGGGTCTTTTAACTTGTTTGGATTTCTTTGCGCAAATGCCCACCACAATCTACTATCCTGATATAAGTCATATGCTAATAAATCAGGTCTGTATTCATATACTGGTTTTATTTCCATATACACATCACTGGATAGCATAGGTATAGGACGATTAACCATTATGTCTAAAAACTGAGCTTTGTAAATATCAGTTGCGTTATACGGACTTGTTGCCGGATATGAGTTATTAACAGCCATTACCAAATACCTCCGCGCTTAGTTTGTGTTCCGCGCATTAATTTTCCTGTTGCATATTCTTTCAAACTGAAATAAGTGCTTATGTTATTTCTACTTATAATTGGAACAGCACTGATAGTTATTTGCATTTTGGTTGGGACATATGTAGGAGTAACTGTTCCTCCTGTTTGTTCGCTAAAATCCGGAGGCTCTGTAAGACCACCGAATCCAACACCAGAACCTGCCATTCTTGCACTAGAGGGATTATATGTGTTGTTAGGCACGTTAGACGCTGACTTGTTTACACCAGCCAATGTAGTTTCATTGGTTGTAGCTCTAATATAATCAACTTCAGTAGGTAAACTATAGTTAAATGTTGTAATTGCCAATGGATGTGCTTCAAATTGAAATGCTCCCAATCCATACAAATAACACAATGGGGGAGGAGTTCCGGGAGCAGGACCATCATCTTGACCATAAAACATTTTTGTCACTGACCTAAAAAAGTGTATGACTGCAAGCAAATAATTTGCTTCGTAAGTATCCTGTGCAGTAAAGTCGCAAGTAATGGTAACTTGATCAATACCACTATTTTTATACTGATAAACTTTATAGTTTGTATGTACTAGATCGGTTGCATCATAATGTGCAGCATAATTTACTTGAATACTAGGTGTATAAGGGAACAACACTCCGTCGGTAGCTGCCAATGGTGCTAAGATTCCAGGTTTAGGTGCTTTATAAAGATATTTTGCGCCCGGTGTTAAACTTAAACGGACACGCCAGTCTTTTTTAAGTTCAAAGTTTGCCTGATCTTGTTTAGTGGCTTGCTGTCTTGCATTTTTTGTTGCAGCCAAGCCTTGTGCTGCCGTTGTGTAATATGTTTCACCTGTTTCAGGATTTATTGCCACACCTTGTGCTACAGTGCCATCTTCTGCTCTAATTGGTATACCTGAAGTATTTGCATCTATTGTTTTTTGCTGTTGAACAGCTTCATCAACTCCAGCAAATTCGTCAAAGGGTTGATCATCTCCTCTTGGTGGGTCTGTATAAATTACATCACCAGTTTCCGTATTTCTTAAAGCACCGGTAGCAGGTGTACCGTCTTCCGACAACACGGTTGTAGTTCCTTGTTGCCTTACTATAGCATCATCTAAATTTCCAAATTCTGTATCAACATTTGCCGGTTGTGACACTGGGGGCTGTTCTGCGTTAGCTGTTGAAGAAGTCAATGGGGTTGTAGTCTGTGGTTGCGATACAGTCGGAGTCGCATTTCCCAATGTGTTTGTTACAGCCCCTCCCGTTACTGCAACTGCGGTAGCATTTGACACCGGAGGGTCTTCCACAGGAGGAACTGCGTTTGCGTTGCTTGCGGGCACCACTGGCGCCGGGGGGTTAGGATTTTGGGGTACGGTAGAATTGGTAGCAGTCGCGGCTGTGTCGGCACTTTGAGCCTGTGAAGTAACATTAGTTTGTACTGTACTCAAGGCGGATATTCCGGCTCCAATGGACAAAATTGATCCGCCTTGATTCCTTATTTGAAATGACAATTCAGCACGATTTTTTGCAGTTAATGGACTCTCGCCAGCAGGCAGAGTGAATGAGACTCTGATACCAGTAGCTGAAGTTATTGTATAAGCTATAGTATTAGCTTCGGTGTTAAACACTGCATTGGTGGTTGACCCATCAGTATTGTTAACTGTATTGCTATATTGTGGCATAATCTCTTTTATCCTTAATTATATTTATCGCATAAATAAGTGTGCTATTTTCCCTTTTCTCCCCCTAAACTGTTGCAATTTTGCAACTTCTATGCTACATTGCTAGCAAATTATAAAAGGAACCTATGACTTTACCAACCAAAAAACCCGTCAATTATCTTAACAATAAAGATATATTGAAGGAAATTCATGAAAGCAAAACAACATATTGTTACTACACAAAACAAGAATACAACCGTTACGATTATATTGTGGACATGCCCCATGAAACATTAGAAAAGTGTTTTGAGCATGCGAACAAACCAGAAATTATTCAATTAGCCAAAGAAAATCGCGCAGCTAGGTTATCAGTAGAAACCGGTGAAAAAGTTGACCCGAACACTATACTAACTACCGATTTAGTCTTTAGAGTTATGACTTGGGATCATATTCCATTGAGTCAGAAACAACCCAGAAAAACTGTAAAAAAGAAAAGCGCCAAAGACATATTTGACTTTGACGAGCCGGATCCCGATGAAATCTTTGCAGATTTAGAAGATAGTACAACCAAAGATGAAGTAGATGACATGGTTCATGTCAAGGTTAATTTTCCACCATTTCAACACTACAAGATTGACGAAACCAATACATTTTATTGTGTCGGAAAGAGTCATTGGACTGGTGGTTTAAAGATGGGTCAGTTCAGCAAAGACCACGGTAAAATTACCAATAAATTAGCTCGCATGTATATTATGATGTGCGAAAAGTACGCTATGAAGTATAACTGGAGAGGTTATACATATAATGACGAAATGCGTAACAGTGCCATTCTTCAGTTGACGTATGTTGGTTTGCGTTTCAACGAAGCCAAATCTAGTAACCCATTTGCTTACTACACCGCAGCTATTACCAATAGTTTTTGTCGTGTACTAAACACTGAAAAGCGTAATCAAAACATCCGTGATGACATTCTAGAACTAAATGGACTTAACCCAAGTTGGTCTAGACAGGGTGCTGGCGCCGGTGGCGCAGTCATGTTTGACGAATAATTTATCCAATAGCGTTGTAATCCAACGCTATTTTCATTATACTGTTTGAATGAGTAACCTTTTTAAGAAAGCGGCTGTTTTTACCGATATCCATTTTGGATTGAAGTCAAACAGCTTGCAACATAACCAAGACTGTTCCAATTTCGTAGATTGGTTTATTGAAAAAGCAAAAAAAGAAAACTGTGAAACATGTTTCTTTCTAGGTGATTACAATCATCATAGAGCAAGTATCAATATCCACACACTTCAATTTGGATTACAAGCATTAGAAAAGTTAAACAATGCATTTGACCATGTCTACTTCATCCCCGGTAATCATGATTTATATTACAGGGATCGCAGAGATATTCATAGTGTTGAATGGGCGAAACATTTACCCAATGTACAAATTATAAATGATTTTTACAAAGACGGTGATGTAGTCATTGCCCCCTGGCTCGTACAAGAAGATTACAAAAAACTAAAGAAAATGTCTGGCAAGTATTTGTTCGGGCATTTAGAACTCCCCAATTTCTACATGAATGCTATGGTTGAAATGCCAGATCACGGTGAAATCAACGAATCTCACTTAACTGGTTTTGACAAAGCATTCAGCGGTCACTTTCATAAGCGTCAAGCCCGTAAAAATATTTGGTATATTGGTAATGCGTTCCCACATAACTATGCTGACGCCGGAGATGATCAACGTGGTATGATGGTGTTAGAGTGGGGGCAAGACCCTGTATTTCATAGCTGGCCACGACAGCCCGTTTACCGCGTACACAAACTCAGCGAAATACTAGAACAACCAGAAGGCTATCTTTTGATTGATAGCCATGTTAGAGTACATCTAGACATTGAAATCAGCTATGAGGAGGCTAACTTTTTGCGTGAAACATGGATTCCTGAATATAAGTTGCGTGAAATGACATTGATACCAATGAAGTTGGAACAAGCAGAAACTCAAGGACACGATGGGCTTAAGTTTGAAAGCGTTGACCAGATCATATTAGATCAAATCAATAGTATTGAGAGCAAAAGCTTTGACAAAAAGATGTTACTAGAAATTTATAATAACCTATGATTGTATTAAAGAATATTACCCTTCGGAACTTTTTAAGTATTGGACAAGTTACACAGGCAGTTGACTTTGACAAAAAAGATTTAACATTGATTCTAGGTGAAAACTTAGACTTAGGTGGCGATGGTGCCAGAAATGGTACCGGTAAAACCACATTGATTCAGGGTCTATGCTATGCGTTGTTTGGAGTTCCGATCAATAATATTCGTAAAGACAATTTGGTTAACAGAACAAATGCCAAAGGCATGTTGGTTACATTAGAGTTTAATGTTAACGGTACTGACTACAAAATTGAGCGTGGTCGTAAGCCAAACATTCTTAAGTTCTATGTAAATGATGTTCAACAAAAAGCAACCGAAGACCAACAGGGTGAAAACAAAGAAACACAATCTGCTATTGAGCGTGTGTTGAGTATGACTCCTGATATGTTCCGTCACATTGTTGCGTTGAACACATATTCAGAACCTTTCCTTGCATTAAAATCTAACGAACAACGGGACATCATTGAACAACTGTTGGGTATTACTTTGCTTTCAGAAAAAGCTGAAGTTATCAAAGACTTGATTCGTCAGAGTAAAGACGGCATTCAACAAGAAGAATTCCGTATTAAGGCAGTAGAAGAAGCCAACAAGAGAGTTAAAGAACAGATTGACAGTCTAAAGCGTAGACAAAAGCTTTGGCAGTTAAAGCATGACGAAGATTTAGAAAAGCTTGCTACTCAGTATACAAGATTGAGTCAAATCAACATTGAAAATGAACTACAGGCTCACAAAGATTTAGCTACATACAACCAACAGGTTGTACTGAAAACTGCATATGACAGTAAAGTTGATAGCCTTAGAAAAGATATTGCCAAAGAAGGTAAAAACTATACAAAACTAGAAACTGAAGTTAGTACGCTCAAAGATCATAAGTGCTATGCTTGTGGCCAAGAGTTCCATGATGAACAGCATACTACAGTGTTGAAAAATAAACATGAGCTTTTAGCTGAAAGCGACAGTCTATTAAAAGATTATAAGTTTCAATTGGATGAATTAGTTGCTAATCCTGTTACAGTCATGGAAGAACCCACGACTCATTATAAAACAGAAGCTGAGGCAGTCAAGCATAGTTCAGAGGTTGATAACTTAATCACTCAGATAGAACAAAAAACACAAGAAACTGATCCATACGGAGAACAAATCTCTGAAATGGAAAGCCAGGCATTGCAGGAAGTTAATTTTGATAGAATAAATCAAATCACAAGAACCATGGAACATCAAAAGTTCTTGCTTGATTTGTTGACTAGCAAAGATAGTTTTGTCCGTAAAAAGATCATTGATCAGAATCTAAGCTATCTGAACGCAAGATTAACGCACTATCTTGATAAAATTGGGTTGCCGCATCAAGTTGTATTCAAAAATGATTTACAAGTTGAAATTACAGAGTTAGGTCGTGAACTTGACTTTGATAACTTAAGTCGCGGCGAACGCAATAGATTGATTCTTGGTTTAAGTTTTGCTTTCCGTGATGTATGGGAAAATCTGTACAGCCCAATAAATACACTGTTTATTGACGAACTTATTGATTCAGGTTTAGATACGATAGGCGTAGAAAACTCTATTGCTATTCTTAAAGACATGAGCCGTCGTAGACATAAATCAATTTGGCTAGTATCACACCGTGAAGAACTTGCGGGACGAGTACCAAATGTATTAAAAGTAATAAAAGAAAATGGTTTTACATCATACAACACAGCAGTTGATGTAGAATAATTTTCAATGTCATTGAACTAACATAAGTATTCACATGCCAAGTCCACAAAAACAAAAAGGTTCTAGTTTTGAGCGAGAAATCGCACAGTATCTAACTAAGTCGTACGGAGAATCATTTATCCGTGCTCCTGGTTCTGGGGCTTATGTTGGTGGAAAAAATCAAAGTCGCAAGCAAGTTTTACATGAAGGTCAAGTTAGAAGCTTTAAAGGTGACATTGTTCCCGGTCAAAGCTTTCCTAAATTTAACGCAGAATGTAAAAGTTATGCTGACTTTCCCTTTCATTTAGTACTTACAGGTAACTGCAAAGTATTAGATGCTTGGCTAGATCAAATGATGGATGTTAGTGAACCCTACGATTTAAATATTCTGTTCATGAAATTTAATCGCAAGGGCAAGTTTGTTTGCGTACAGAGTAAACTAACTTGGATTACAGACCAATTTTTATATTATACATCAGCAAAATATCAAGACTGGCTTATTATAGAATTTGAACATTTCTTTAAACATAACACTGATTTAGTAAAAACATATTCAGGCTCAAATGACACCAAGTCAATAACAAACATCCAAACAAAAAACATACTTCCCACTTTAAATTTACACTAAAAATTAGTTGTCTGAATTGTCAGACCTCCTTGAGTTTGTACAGATAGTGCTGTGCTGACGGATCTGGAGTAA